AATTTGTTAAACATTATCCCAAATATTAATCCTGATCAACGCAATCATAGATTAGTGTATCAATACTTATTAGAAACTAAAAACCTAACTCAAGTATACAACAACTTATGCAAAATTCCCGGAAAACGTTCCGAAATCGCGCGTCATCATGTGGAATTTAAGCTGACGCCTGCCGAAATTATGTGCCTATCTGATCAATGAGGTGTTGTCTAAAGGTAATTTTTCTTTTATTATATTATAAAACACTTATTGATCAAGATAAATGAACCAAAAATCCCGGAAAATATAGCAATTTCTAATATAATTGGCGACAAATAATCCGGGGAGTGTCGCCCTGCTAGGCTATTTTTTATTTTGATGAATTATAAGAAAGATATTCTCAAGCCGGTGGCGGCACGCCCCAGATGTTTTTTGTTATGTAGTATTATATATGATGAGTACAACACAAATAGAATTTTATACAAAAATGTCAGTTGCAGATAAGAAATATCTCGAATTGTGTGGAAATTCCGAAGATTTCGGCGAATTTTGCGGATATTGTGACAAGATTGCAGAAACTCCGGAAAATGATACGGATAAATTCTTCAAAAGGTTAGGAAAGGCACAAGAATCGCCATTCTTGAACGAATTTTTACAATTATCACAAAGCAATCCTTGCGCAACAAATCGCAATACGATCATTTCATATGCTGATTTATTTATAGAATTGAATGGTCTCATAATGTCTTCACATATTGGTAAGAAGAACAAGTTCTTATAATCTTCTTCCTTATTTTTTTTGTCTAGTAAAGAATCTGTATGCAAAAACGGGCCCGAGTGCTGCATTTTTGCACATGCGTACGTAATTGATGGTGCCAATTTCACGTTCATTCATGTATGCCGGAATAAGAGTAATAAAGAACATTACCATATAAACAGTCAATAATTGAAGAATCGTTGCTAATATAACGAGAATGATAATAGTGAATATGTTGATTTCTTTTTTTGTTTTCATATCTGGATTTGGATGTTCTCTCATAAGCACTTCGTCTTTCAATGAGAATTCTTCATTAGATTTTTTGTCCAATTCATATATTTCTGATAAACCCTCGTTGTTAAGTGATGTCTTAGTTGGTATTTTCTGGTCAGAAAATCTTATACCTGTAAGTTTAAATAGATTATTGTCTATTATTTTCTGATCATTATTAATAGATTCTTTATCTTCATCCGATAGTTTATTAAACTCTGCATTTATCTTAGCTTGTGAATTTTTCATATATTTATATAAAAAATATTAACTTCTTATAAATCTATATGTGAACACGGGTCCAAGAGCTGCATTTTTTAGCATACGATTTAAGCTAAATTTCCCTATTCTATATTCATTTATTCCGGCCGGAATTAGAGTAATAAGAAACATTATTATATAAATAGTCAATATTTGAAGAACGATAGCAATTATTCCGAGAATTACTATTATAATAATAGTTATTGGACCGATAGGCTCTGATGGTTTTTTAAGCAGGTCCGTCGAAACTTTACTATCCTTAAAGTTTTCCATTATTTTAGTTTGGGAATTTTTATTCTCAATGAGATCAGCTTCATGACCTTTGATGGTGTTCAAAATTTCTAAATTATTAGGATCTTTTTTTAATTCTTTCTTTTTACTAGCAATATTTTCTTTTAAACTTACTTCGTTATTTCTAATATCATCAATTTTTGTTTTTGCCTCTTTTAGATTTTTTGTATTATCATTTAATATATTTACATCTTTGTGTATTCTCTCAATTTCATCTGGTGCAAATTTGCTAATTTTTTCCACAATAATGGCATCTGCCTTTATTTTTCTAGTGTTTTCTAGAATTCTCTTTTTTTTGTCATTTTTCTCTGTGTCAAGTAATTTTTTGGCGTCTTTTTCTTTTTTTACACGTAATTCTTCAGCTTCTTTTGCTTTTTTTACACTTAATTCTTTAGCTTCTTTTGCTTTTTTTACACGTAATTCTTCAGCTTCTTTTGCTTTTTTTTCAGCTTCTTTTACATTTTCTACATTTTCTTTAAGTAGAGCGTTTTTTATCTTATCATCACTTACAGGTACAATATCACTCAAATACAAAGACGTTTGCATACTTATATATAATATTTAATATTTAATATTTTAAAAAATAGTATGGAGATAAGAATAACTTAAAATAATTAATATTATTTTTTTGATAGTGATGTCCCTGACAGATGTTTTCTTATGATCTAAAATAAATGCAATACATTTATCTTGTAAGAACCCGCGAATTTAAGAACCTTTTCCTACCAATTTACAAAATTGGTAGGACAACAATGGAACCAAATCGCAGATTAGCAGGTTATCCGAAGGGATCCGAAGTCCACTCGTTCATAAATGTAAAAGATTGTCGTACCTTAGAAAAGAAATTAATTGCACTATTTGTATCCAAATACAATCAACTCCGTGATATAGGAACTGAATATTTTGAGGGCGATTGTTGCGAGATGCAAGCCGATATAATACAAGAAGCATTTAATGAATCGTTTAATACGACACAAGATTGTCTAAAATAGCTCCCAGGCAGAGGGCTATGGGGACAGCATGCCCCCAGTTGTTTTTTATTTTATATATTATATATAATGGTGTTATTAACTTACTGTACTCATTGCAATTCTATAATTGGTCACATTCACTTGCCATATCGCAAATTGTTAAACAAACATCAGGAAAAATTAGTCGAAGATCCTACTTATCATAATGTAATTTTGAACGAAGTTGGACTCGGACCTGATCGCGATTGTTGTCGCAATGACGTGATGAACAAATTGCCAGACTACGATCTCGAAAAGTATTTAAGGGCTAATATACAATAAAGATGTTTTTTTATATTATTATAATATAATATAATGCTACGTAACAATTTTGCGAATATTACAGAGAAATTCATTGCACCGCAAGATCGTAATTCAATTGGTAAAATAACAAAATTTGAAAGAACTGCAATTGAGGGGTTTCGTGCGGAACAATTGGCAAATTGTGCAGTTTCGTATTTGACTGAAATTCCGGAAAATATAATAAATGATCCTCTCAAAATTGCAATATTAGAGTTTGAAAAGGGACTAATCCCATTTAAGATCTTACGCCCAAAGCGCGAATTTGGTCAAATCGTTTACGAACAATTCATAATTTCACCAGTATCCGAACTCTACATACCAAAGTTATAGCGAGGATGTGTTGCCTCTACTCTTCTAAGTGCAATTTAATCTTTTTTTATTTAATCTTATTAAATAAAAAGGATAGGTAGAATGCTACCTACTCAAATATGAAGTGCATTATTTATGGTTGCGAAAATAATGTGAAACGTGCGGGTAAATGTTATTATAATAATTGTGACAAATTACGTATCGTTACATCGTATTACGATGAACATTTTAATAGTTTCTGTCAAAATTGCGTGATATCTACATGAGAACATAACTATAAATGCACGATTTGTCATTTGGGAAGATATTTATGTAAAGTGTGTTATAGAAAAGTTACTTGTTGTATCTGCAAAGATTGCGAAAATATTTGATAAAATATCAAAAGCACAATTATTCTAGTGGAGAGCACTCTCTCGTTACCACATTTATTTTTTTATTATAAATAACAATGAAGTGTTTAGTTTATGGTTGCAAAAATGAGATATATGCGATAAATGTAGAAAAAAACAATATTTGTTTTAATGACACGGCATCCGATTTGTGTAAAGATTGTGAAAATACATGAGAGAACGTCTAATGAGATATCGCATTTAGGTGTCGCGGATGTAATCTAAAAAATACATGTAGCAGCCAAAATATAATAAAAAATTATTGTAAAGATTGCGAAAACCGTCAACACTACTTTAAGAATTCATTAAATTTTGATAAATTAGAATCGGTATAGACTTTATGTGATGTATAATCTTTTTTCATTTCTAATTTTGGAACTTCAAATTCCGACAATCTATTCGAACTGCGCTCTGCTCGCTCTGTAAACGGTGAAAATTTGTCAGCATCGCGAATGTTTCCACTATATGTATTAGGATTTTCGCGATATTTGTGGTGATTGTCATAATTGTGCGAAATGTTCCTGTTATTATTTCCGCGACCGCGATAATTGCCTCTGCTGTCTCCTCTTGTGTTTTTTCCGCGATAATTTGAATGATTTGGTTTTTCGTAATAGTTATTTGTAACAGGATTATTCTTTTTTGGATTTGTTTCTACTGATAATTTAACATTTACATTTGATAATATTTCTTTTAATAGTTCCATATGATGATTGCAAACAAAAAACATCTGGGGGCGTGCTACTCTTGTGACCCTGTCGAAACAATTGTAATTTTTGATAAAAAAAGTAATATTATATATCTTCCTGTTGGGGGCGACACGTCCCCGAATTAGAGTGCGATAAGTTCTCCTTTTTTCGCATCAGTCGCGAGATGATCTGCGATTATATTGCCATGGCAGTGAATGTGTTCCGGTCTCGTATCAGATGGTAGATTATTTTTATACAATAATTCGCAACTCTTACAATGTCCGCGCAAGTGAACAAACTTGATTTTGCCAATATGATTGTCAATCGAATTTTGCATAGATAATATGAGAGTCATGTTCTTTTTCTCATTACAAATTCCTTTCTTTATCCAAGATTGTAACCACGTTTCAAATATATTTATCGAATACATAGAATCAGTATAGATTTCCTTGTCCAAAGTTTGATCAATATATTCGATTGCCCACTTAATTGCCATCAATTCCATTATATTGTTTGTTACATTTTTATATCCAATTGATATTCCGTTTGACGAAACGAGCGGACAATATACGCCAATTCCGCCAATTGCACCTGATTTTCCATTTCCTGAGCACGCACCGTCTGTATAAATTATTACCATATTATATAAAAGAAGATAATAAAAAACACTTTTATTGGTGAATAATTGCTTTAGCTAATATGTATGGCCATGTAAAAGTTGAATAGAGAACAGGTTTAATCTCAAATCTCCTCAATTTGAACTCACGATAAAGAGATATAATAAGCGAAAATACACATATACTCAAGTACGACGTGATTACAAATGCCGTGAATAATACAAGTAAGACGACTGCAATTATAGTAATATATATATATAAATATTCCGCCAGGACTCTTCGGTTTTGAGACTCTTATTACGAAATTCATTTTCTTATCTTGTGAATCTTTAAGATTAACTGCTGTAATTGCGATTTTTTCCATTTTTTCCATATTTGCTTCTCGTGATTCTTGAATATTACGGTTCTCCTCTTCAAATTTTTCCATAATATCAATAGTTTTTTTATTAAGTTCATTAGTCGATTCTTTGATTTGAAACTCACGATTATTTAGAATGTCTCTTTTATCGTCAAGTTTCTTATTTTTTTTTTCATATTCTTTTTGTGTTCTATCCAAATTTAATTTTTTATCTTCGGTTTCCATGATTAAATTATTAATTTTTTTATTTTTAATTTCTGATTCTTTTAGTTCCAATTCCCTTTTTTCCAATTCTTTTCTTTTAGCGTCATTTAGTATTGTTTCATTTTTTACATATTCTTCTTTTTTTTTAACTTGTTCTACTAGCGATTTTTGAAGACCTGTTCCCTTTTAAGATCTTCATCACTTCTATAAACAATTTCGTCTTTTGATTGTTTTTGAACAAGTAACTGTTATTTTTCATCTTTCAATTCTCTTATTTTGTGTGCCTGTTCTTTTACGAGTTTTTCCAATCTTATATTTTGTTCAACATCATTATTTATATAATTTACCTCTTCGCGTATTTTGTTAATTTCATTATTATTAGAAGAATAAAAACTTTTATCATCATTCACTCTTTTAAAATCATTAACTGATAGATCCTCTTTTATAAGTTTACTCTTATCCATATATTAACAGGTGAATTAATTATTGTAAAATAAATGATCTGTCATCCAATACTTTATATTCAATTCGCGATTCTATTAATTTTGTCAACACTAATATACATAATAATGCCAGATATTCAAATAAATAGAAACAATCCTGAACTACTAACATGGCTATTATATGTATGTTGTCGTGCAAAAATGTATATTTGGAAGGAGAAAATTGACTAAATTCCGTAGACCATAATCCCGCAGGAATTTTTTTTAATTATTATATAATAAGAATGCTTAAGAAGAATTTCGGTGAGATATACGATGCGTATCATTTGAACGGAAAGTACAATACTTTTGTGAAACCTCATCTTGACAGTTATAATAAATTCGTATCTGAGGATATTGAAAATATAATAAAAAGGACAAATCCAATATCAGTCGAAGAGAAGGTAGACGGTAAAACGATACGCGGAATTTTGGAATTTACAAATATAAAATTCATTCTTCCACAATGTACAACACCAGATAATGAAGTTGTGCCGATTTATCCGAATGAATGTAGATTAAACAACAAGACGTACGCTTTTACGGTTCACCTTGATTACAAATTCTCAATCTATGAACGTGCGGAAAATGGCCCGGAAAAGATGAAGATTATGGTAGACAGCGAGAAGACTGGCCCTCTCGCCTTGTGCAAAATTCCAGTTATGGTAAAATCAAAAATGTGCTCATTATACGGATTAAATTCCGACCAAATGGAAATATTACACGAAGATCGCGACGAATTTGGACAATATTTCATAGTTGGCGGTGTTGAATACATTATCGTGACGCAAGAAAACAAGGCTGAAAACTTCATATTCAAGAACATCGAGACAAAAGATAAGAAAAAAGAGTACAGCGTGTGGATACAATCCAAGAAAAGTGGCGAATATAATTACCCATTTTACACAATGGTCGCAATTAATCTCGTTGACGAGGCGCCTATTGTCAAAATTGCAATCACGATTTCCAAAAAGAAAGGAGTGTATTTACCAATGAAAGTTGTATTTATGGCACTTGGAATTATAAATGATCGCGATATTCACGATATTATATGTGACGGCGAAGACAGTTCCGTTCAAGATATAATTAAATCGATATTGGAAACTCCAATCTACAATAGCGAAAATCAACCAATTTTGACAAAAAAAGATGCAATTCTACACATAACGTCAGTCTATAAAAAGATAAATACTTATTATACTTTCAATTCAAACAATGAAGACGATGTGATCAAGAATATGATATATGAGCTTTGCGAACGTCAACTCTTACCACATATTGGAGGGCAAAACGAATTGAAAAAGAAGACTCTCTTCCTTGGACAAATGGTAAAATGGTGCGTAAGATTGTATCTTGAAATGGATCTTCCCATTGATCGTGACAATTACGGAAACAAACGTGTTCTTGGGCCCGGAATAATGCTGAGCCAATTGTTCAAATACAACATGGACATGCTTATATCAGACTTCAAAAAGAATATTAAATCGGAATTATCAAAGTTTTCACAAGAAAAAGATTACACTATGATAATTATAAACAACTTCAAAGAGAAGAAAATCGACATGTCAAAGAATATTGCTACCGGAAAATGGCCTGCTGGTTTCACAAAAAAAGAGAAAGACGGTGTGTCACAATTGAGAGAAATCAAGAGTAGTATGGACGTATTGGCATATACATGTAAAGTTGTAACACCAGTCCTAGACGCAAATTCAACAAGTGCCGAATTACGCGCAGTCCATCAATCAACGTTTGGATTTTTAGATCCAGCCGACTCACCTGATGGTGGTAACATTGGCCTTATTAAACACACTACACATATGGCGATCGTTTCGGAAAATTACGGAATTGATACAATTTGTGTAGAAATTGAGAAAAATTCACACGTCCTCAACATCGACAATCTAGTTGTTGGCGAAATTGCAGACTATTTGCAAATATATGTGAATGGAATTTGGAAATATTGCATACCATTTGCGCACGCAAAAAAGTTGGAAATTGATCTAATTGATGCAAGACGTTCTGGTTCAATACACAGACTCATATCAATTATTCGCGATTATGAGAACGGAATGTTCAGGATCGTCACGGATGCAGGTAGACTCTTACGTCCATTGTTGATTGTGGACAACAACAAATTGCGCATAACAACTGATCATTTCAAGAGATTGAAAGAAAAGAATATGACATTCGACGACCTGTTGCTGGAAAGGATAATTGAATATACTGATATTCACGAAACGGAAAAGAATTGCCTTATTGCCAGAACAGAAGGTGATTTGCAAAAGATATACAATTATACCCATTGTGACATAGACGAAACTGTGAACTTGTCAATTAATACATTGCACACTGTGTGGGCAAATTATAACCAAGGAGCGAGACAAAATTTTCAAAACGGTATGAGAAAACAAGCAGTTTGCTATCCTATGTCAAATTACAGATATCGCCCTGACAAGTCAGTCCTTGTGTTCACGACCGCCGAATTGCCGAATGTGAGCGCAATTGGCGAGAAATATTCGCAGCTCGCGAAGCACCCACATGGTGTAAACGTTCGTATTGTGGTCAAAACGGCCGATGGATATAATGTAGATGACGCAACTGTAATTAATAAAGACACAATGCAATCAAATGGCATTATGAGCGTATTCGCGTACAAAACGTATACTGACAAATTATATGGAAGCGACGAGGAATTCATGAAACCGGAAATGGGAAAGTGCGAAAAGTTTAAGAAACCGATCACTTATGCGTACCTCGAATCATCAGGAATGCCGAAAATTGGCGCGAAAGTTGAATACGGCGACGTAATTGTCGGCCACGTTCAGCTCATATCCAAAACAGATCGCGAAAAGAAACGCGGCAAATACGAATATGTCGACAGGTCAATGATATATGAGGAAAGCATGCCTGGTGTTGTCGAAGAATACTTCATAAACGACAATGAAGATGGAATCCGCACAATAAAAGTAAAATTAAGAATTCACAAAATAATACAACGTGGTGATAAAATGGCTTCAACTGCATCACAAAAAGGTATCGTCTCTATGATGATGTCGCGCGAAGATATGCCATATGATGAAAAAGGTAATGCACCTGACATATTGTTCAACCCACATGGTATTATTACGCGTATGACAATGTCACATCTTTACGAAGTTGTTGGCTCATTGCTCGTATTACAGACCGGAGTGCGCCTCGATGCAACTCCATTTTGTGAAATGCTTCTCGAAGACCTCGTATCCGAATTGGTCAAAAATGGATTGAGTGAAGATGGTGAAGTTGCAATGTTTGACGGACTTACTGGCGATCGTCTCAAATGTAAAGTCTATTCCGGATTTATCTATTATCAAAGATTAAAACATATGGTAAATGACAAAATGTTCGCAAGAGCAACTGGGCAAATTATGCCGAAAACCAAACAACCGATCCATGGTCGTAAAAAAGGTGGTGGTGTACGTTACGGTAATATGGAACGTGACGCAACCACCGCACACGGCGCATCTATGGTCGTAAAGGAGTTTCTATTCGACAAATCGGACAAATTTGAGGAATGCGTTTCAGGGATAAATGGAATGTTTTGCACAGGTAACATGGACAGTGGCAAATTTGAAGACAAAGCAAACCAAGGAAGTCTTGACATATTCCGTACTAAAATTCCGTGGGCATCCAAAATGCTCATTGAATACATCGCTGCTCTCGGAATCGGTGTCCAAATGATACCAGAATCCGACAAATTTTAGTGGGAGCGATGCCACTGGGGGCGTGCCGCCCCCATAACCCCCTGCTAGTGGGACAATTGTAAAATACCACAAAATTCTATTTTTTTACCTATATCCCACATATGTTTTTTTATATTGTACATATAAATGAATGCAACAGATTATGAAAAATTTTTAAATCTCTTTTTAAAAATAAAGGAAAAAAATAATAAAAGTCCTACCATTTATGAGCTTGAAGATAAAATAAAAAAACAAGATTTAGAATTAAAAAGACTGAATGAAGAAAATTCTATATTAAAAAATAAATTGAGAGAATTGACACACGAATCAGAAAACAATGTTGAATTGGCTCAACATTATTATGATATATTAAAAAAAGTGAATGATATTACTGGTAATGAACTAGTTTAGAATTTCTAACTATTTTTATTTTCTTTATTAGTTGAAATTGTTTACCATTTATTATATAAAATGCACGAAGGAATGAATTATTTACATGGACTATGGGAGTTTAATTTTAACCTATATCCGGATTTTGACGGAGACGAGTGTATAACAATACGTAAAAATATCGATGAAAGATTTGTTATACACTACGGGATTGATAAAATTGAACAACTGATAAATTATATTTCAAATAAAGAAAAAAATGAAATATTAATGATTACTTGGTCACTGGGGGCATGCCGTCCCATAACCCCTGCTAGCGAGATAGAAATGTAAAAATTATTGAAAGCTGTCTATAATTATCGATAAATCGCGCAAAAGTCTATCATAACGATTTATTTTGTTATTAGCTTCTTCTAAATATTTAGTTAATTTTTCTATTTCTCCATCATTAGTTTTGGATAAAATTTCATTATTGTCTGATTTTATTATTCTATCGAGTTTTTTAATTTCTTCGCCCATTGTATTTATTTTACCATTTAATGCCACTATTGCTATATCATATTGATTGTAAGACATTTTATATTATAAACAGAATAAAAACACCTGCGGGGGGGAGTGTGTTGCCCTGTGACCAAATGTAAAAAAAGTAATATTTAAATTATTTCCATGGTCATCTTATAAATTCTATCTATAATATTATAATTCTTCTTTATCTGTTTTTCTTTTTTCATCCAATTCTTCTATTTCTTTATCTTTTAATTTTATTATTTCATTCAATCTTTTAATTTCGAGGTTCATTATATCTATTTTTTCATATAAATTATTATCGTTTGTATTTGTTGTTGACATTTTATATAACAGATAAAATAAAAACACTTTTAAGGATCATTCATTCAACAATCCTTTTCTTGTGTTCGTTTGCCAAATATGAACAGAAGTGTGGTGCCCAATTCTTGATTTTCGCAGAAATATTCGGATCAATTGCGATATGGCGTTTGGAATCACCAATACGCTTATCGTCTGATTTGACAAAATGTTTCGGAAATTCCAAGACGATACTGTTCGGAATGAGGTATGGACCGCCACGACATGTGATAAAGTATGCTGCATTATCCACAAATTTGAACAATTGGTCTGGTTCGTTTGCCAACATTATCATCTTCATATCAACTTCTTTTATTTTCGGAATGTAAACTACTCTCTTATCTTGTAAGATGTCGTTCCTAGTACATGTTGCGAAATATTCCTCACCAAATGCCAATTCGAGCAAGTTCATGAATGTGCTCTTACCTCCCTTGCTCCCTATAAGATAGAATATCTTTGGCTTCACGGTTGTGTGGAACAAGATATCGCTGAGATGATGTGCATGTTTTGGCAAAATTTCCGCAAGATATTGCGAAATTTCAGCGAAGATCTCGTTATCTTTGGCGAATTTCGGCAATTCTTCCTTGCAATCACACTCGACAAATGAGCCATTTTTTAAATAAAGTCCGTTATTAAAAGTAAACATTTTAGGAAATGTTCTACAAAATCACCTGATTGGGATAAAAAAATAATTTATTTGGACTAATCTTATAATTATTGTCCTCTCTTGATTTAAGAATTTCATTTTCTATCTAATAAAAAAATATCTGCAGACGGGAGTGCCGTCCCAGCAGTAGGTGACGACATGTCCCTATTTATGGTTTATTATTTTTCCAATTTTGTCCAATTGCGTTTCAAGTGTTATTTTTGCACAATTGCTCTCATTTTTGGCATGTCTGAGCTCATCGTGTAAAGTTGTAATTTCGAGTTTTTGTCTATGTGTTTCTTTGTTTTGTTCTATTATGACATAGTTTAAACCATATATTTGTTTATTTTTGTCTAAAATCGTTTGCTTAAGTGTGTCAAGTTCATTGTTTAATCTATTTATTTCGTTAGAAAATGGTACAGTTATATTACTCATTATAATTTATAAAGAAAAAAATCTTTTAAAAGTTATTATTAACTTTGTATTTATCAAAAATAAACCGTGTAGCAGGGGAGACACGTCCCCGATTATAAGTGTATGTATTTGAGCAAATCACGACTAAGTTGCATGTATGCTTTCAAATCTTCCGCGCTCAACAATAAGCCGGAATTTTCAGATTGCGTGAATTTTTTATATTGATCGCCCAATCTTTTGATAATATTATCACATTTTTCCATTTCAACAATATTCATTTCAGCAATTTCATATTCTAATTGCAACAATTGTTTATCTAATTCGCACTTGAGTTCCATTTCTTCACATGTTAATAATGTTGCCGGATATAGATCCTCTGTTTGTTTATATACTTTATCATAACAATCGACACAATGATAACCAGTTTGGGCATTTGCGTGTATTTTACAGCCGTATCCGCGACAGTATATATTTTCGGTTCTTTTATAATAAGCTTTCGTTTCGCGACTCATTCCGTACTTCACATAATGTAAATATTCCTCGTCATCACTGCAATATTTGCGATTTTCGTCATATTTTCCGCCCAAGTTGTGCAACTCGTTTAGGATATTGAGTTTTTCTATTTCCATTTCTTTAAGTCCAATAATATTATAATCTTCCATTTGTATTATATAAAAATATATAAAAAAATCATCTAGCAGGAGGAACTCGCATCCAAATTTAATTAATTATTTATTTTGTCAAATAATTCATCTTTAAGTTTTTCAACTTTCTCTAAATAATTTGCATAAGCACTATTTACACAATTTGTTTCATATAAATAACCGCATCTTTTATCTAATAAATTTTCTAAATTTACAATTCTCTCTTTTAAATTTTTGTTTTCCAATTTTAAATCATTAATTTCGTTTTCTAATTTTTTCATTTCTTTACTTTCTATATAAAAAGATAAAAAAACAAATGCGGGATATAGAAATTGTTTTTAGAACGAGATTGGTATTTTCCGCTAGCAGGGGTTATAGGGACGGTGTACCCCCAGATGTTTTCTAATTTTACATTTATAAAATGACAGATGATATTGATTTCACATTCTTGACAAATTTCCAAAGCATGAGATTAAGTTCCGATGAAACAAATGATATAATTGACCACAAATCCGGACAATATATAACGGAGAATGGAGAAAAATTCAGATATTCTGCCGAAAAACACGAAGAAATTGTAAAATACGTGAAGGCGATCACAGGTCCTAAGAAGATATTATACACGCGCGTGAGTTCAGAAGGTCCACACGAAATGCACATATCGCTCGAAATGCAAGAAGAATTTTGCACTAAGAACAATCCCGATCTCATTGTCATATCGGAAGGAAAGTGTAGTGCATTCAAAAATAAACAAAAGATCATATTAGAAATCATCGAACTGTTAATATGTGGCGACGAATTACACGTGTACGACATTACGCGCTTCTCGCGAAATTACTACAATTCGCTCTTATTTTCCGACTCCGTTATAGACAAGTGTGCAATAATTGTGAGTCACCTTGACGCATTTAATCATATTGGAACTCCGCAGACAAGAAAGGCGTTTCTCAAATTGGCAATAGACGCAGCTGCCGAAGTAGACTGTATGAGCTTCCGTGCCCGCCAAAATATCATGTTCCTCAAGAAAAAAGGTAATGCCGTTGGTCGTATTCCTTATGGTTTTGATCGCACGATCGTGAGCGGAATTCGTGTCAATATTGAAAATAAAGACGAAAAGAAAATAATAAAGAAGATTGTAAACGGCCACAAATCCGGAATACCTATCAAGGCAATATTGGCCGATCTCAAGGCTCTTGGCAAAAAATATAGAAAAAAAGAGTTCACGACCAAAAACATCAATTACATATTGAAGCGAAATAAGGAGAAAAGTGATTCAAAAACATCAACAGTATTAGATACAAATTGATTTGTTTTTTACTTATAGAATTTAGCCCCCAATCGTTTTATTTATCGATTCAACATGTGGCCGATCGAAACAATTCTCAAACTAAATCATAAATTTTGGTCTATATTGATAGATTTTATCATGTTTATGTGGGGAAAATGGAAATATAAACATTGTGATATATGTAAGGAAAAGCGAAGTATTCGAAATTGCTATAAAGCTTCTACACGCGGTTGCACTATTAAATGTGAAATTTGCCTAAGGACACACAGTTGTCCTATCTTGGTAAAATGTAATTGTTGCAATTCAATATGTTGTTCTAATTGTAGATCTGCATGTGGGTCATGTATGATAAGAGCATGTGATAATTGTCATAATGATAATATATATGGATACTGCAAAGATTGCGAAAATCTATAGCGGGTGCGTGTCGCCCCGTAGCCCCTGCTCCTTTAGTAATAATTTAGTATATTTTTTCTCATTTGAAGATTATTCTTAGAATGTTTTCCATTTTTACCACATATAACCAACAATGCTCCCCGAAGGAGGGGGTCTCGGGGGTGGAACGCCCCCGCCCGCAGATGTATTTTATTATTATTAGATATAACAAATGTCAAATATTCACGAATTCTTCCAAAAAGGTACAAATGCAACTGATTCATATTTACAAATAAATAATGTTCCAGTAAAAACCTCTAATGATGAATTCGAATTCGATAATAGTGAAGAACAATTATATTGGGAATTTATGTATTCAGGTGTGCAAATAACAACACCAAAGGAAAATGCGAACTTTAAAGGTTCACCATATACTGTGTCATTGTTTGTAAACTTTATAAGTCCTCTTACGAAAGTAAGAGTTCCTCTTGATTTCTTAGAAGTCGATTATAAAGTCAGAACAGATATTGGAAAATGTACAATCTCTGACAAAGGAGCATTTATATTTAACGAAATGAAAGTTTATAATGCTAATCCATTATTAGTTCATATGATTATGGCATTTGAAAGGAAATTAGTAGAATTTGCCGAATCTTATAGATCCACTGTTCCTACTATCCTCAAAAAGGAATGTCTTATTAAGACAGTATTGTACACAGATCAAGAATCAGGAAATACATCTATAACAAATATAAAGTTTCCACAAACACCGATGCCGAACGTTGGTAGAGGTGAAAAGCCAAAACCTTGCTCATGTTTGCCGGAATTTCCGATATACAAGACAAATGGCGGACCATGTTTCCAACCTGTCGAAGTTATTGCTAGCGACAAATGTAGAAAACCTCTTGATATTAAAGATGCGAAACTCTTAGAAAAAGAATCAAAGTTGCGTTTTAGACGCGAAATGCACGAAAAAGATGAGAAAGGACGTAAAGATTATTTGAATGATTTTAATCAAGTTGAAAAAGAGTTGTCAACCAATAGCTCAAACAAAGAATTGAAACTCAAATACGATTTAATGAAGAAAAGAATTGAAATCTTAGACGAAATTGTCGAAGAAACACGTCTTGATGCATTAGGAAAAATCAAAGAAGAATATTTACAAGTAGAACAAGAAATTAAAGATACTAAAATAACCAAGCTTTGCGCTGGAACAATTAACAGTGTCTTGATAAAGGACTGTACAACAATGAAGTTCTTATGGCACATTACAAGTGGCCAAATATTAAAATCCGATGGCTCAACAAAACTCAAATTGAGCTGTGACTTAATCAGATTTGCAGTTGAAGCTGTTAAGAAAACAAATGTCGACGATGAATACGCTTAATGGTGGCGTGCCACCCCATGACGACCACTGCTGCGCGGATCATTTTTATTTTTTTATCGGGGGCGTTCCGCCCCGTGGCCCCCTGTTGCGCAGGTCATTTTTATTTTTTATTGGGGACGCACAGTCCCATAATACTCTACAATAAAAAATAAAAATGACCCTAATAGTAGGGGGTTATGGGGGCGGCACGCCCCCGGCGGCATCGCTCCCGATCACAAGTTTTCGCAATCTTTACATTCATCTTCTGTTCCGCGACACGTTGGACAACAAGAAGTGCCACAAATTAAACAATCTTCACTACTGCAATTATCACATATATCCTTGTTGCAATATACACAATAAATGATACAATTGTCACATACGTCGTGACCGTATGAACAAACGGACATCGTATCTGTACAATCTTCGCAAAATTTCTCAAAACACGTTTCACATTCATAATAAATATAGAGGCTATTCATATCCATATTTTTTTTACATTCATAACATTCTTTACTCATTTTATTTCTTATAAATAAAAAACATTCGGGGGCGTTCCTCCCCTGTGGCCCCCTGCTGTGCAAGTCATTTTTATTTTTTATCAAGAACACACAGTCCCATAATACTCTACAATGAAAAAATAAAAATAACCCTAATAGCAGGGGTTATGGGGGCGGCACGCCCCCAGCGGCATCCAAATTTATTGTAAGATTCGCAATGTATCTCACAACTAATACATATCTCATATTCGCAAACAAAGTGCATATCTTCTTTACACCAAGGGTGAACTTCTACTTTACAAAAATCACAATAATCTAAATGTTCACACTGATCCATTATCTCTTTACAACCATGACAAGTATCAGACATATAAAATGTGGTAAGAAATCTCTATTAGGGAAGTACCGTAACCCCTGCTAATATAATTATTTGATATTTTATATTATTATATAATGAGTAATATGGTTTACCTCGCGAAAGGGATTGGATCAATCAAAGACTAACCTGATGGTGTGCAAGAAATTATCATAGAAAAAGGAGCTGGAATGAAGCTTGATGAGATTAATGATTTGAAGGATAAATATAAATATAAATATGAGGAGGAAAAGGATGCTAAAAGTGGGGTATATCTGAAGTATATAAATTTTATTATAAATGAAACATATTATGATGTAACTTTTAAACAATTACAGGAAGAAGTATACAGTGCTATAAAACTTAAGAGAGAAAGGGCCAAAACAAAAGAGCAAATTGATATCAATCGCGAACAAATGATAGATTCGATAGATAAATCCATTGATCCATTCGCAAATGCTAAGATAGAAAAGTTAGAAAAAGAAAATAAATTTTATAGAAATATCGTAACAATTATATTAATACTTATCTTGATAGTCACAGGATTAATATTTATTGTAATAACGAGTTGGGTAATCTGTATGATTATTGCACTGCCGTTTGCAATAAAACGCGAAAACGAAATAGGAAAATTCACATTCTCACGTTTCGCAAAACACGTGGGATTGGGTCCGTTCTTTATTTATAAATATTTTAAATTTGAAAATAAACAATAGATTATATTTATATAATGGTACAATTCAGAAACGAAGATTTTGGTGTAGATACTTTAGATGAAGTTCTAGTAAAACAGTACTTAGCGGAATATGGGAAATCAGAAATACACGAACTAGATATTGATATTCAAAATGAGTTGTATAACGAAAATTTTATATCAAATTATGAAATAGAAGAATTTATAGTAAATAAAGGATACATTTCTACTCCTGTCCAAAAAAACGACATGATACAACACGTTATGGCTATGAAAAAAACTCCACAATCTACCATCTACAAGGATTACATAAGAGAAATTGATAAAGGTAGACCTATAATAGTTACATTAGGCGAATTAAAAATGCAAATCAAAAATGAAGGCATGTACCTAGACAAAAGGAATATTGGCGAATCATATGTTATATTTACAAATAATAAAATCAAAGAAAATTTATTTTTACAAATAGTTGCAACAATCAGCTTATTAATAATATTAATCGCAACAGGATTAATATTCATTGCAATTACATGTTGGGTAATTTTTATGATTATTGCATTTCCATTTGCAATAAAACATGAAAGGAAGATAGGAAAATTCGTATTCTCACGTTTCGCGAAACACGTAATTCTCGGTCCATTCTTTATATATAAGTATACAAAGTCAACAACCAATTAAAATCATATACAGTCATCAAATGTCAAAATTTAAAACTAAAATTACTTTATGTATAGATATTAGATGTTTTTTATAGTAAACGTAATATTTAATTCTATTAATTATATTGTACCAGTACAAAAATATGAATAATTTTTTATTATATATACATATGCCAAACATTTGCGCACCATCTCGCGAAAATTTACTGTACACCTGCTATGATGACACGGAACTTTCTCACATGTTTGCGCGAATTGGTGCGAAAATGCCCTCAAGTCGCGAAGACGCCGTTGCATTTCTTGCGGAAAAATATGGAGGAAATCCCGGCGACCAGCTGAATTGGGGCGACGAATCAATGCGTATTGCATTCAAACCGGTTGCAACATGGGCAAAGAATGGCTGGCTCAGCGACGGAGAAATAAATGAAGTGCTAAATCGCTACGAAGAAGTATACCCAACTTACGCGAATTTTGGCGTCGAATTGGTGGATTTTTGGCATTATAAAAAAGATGCGCTGAATTATCGCAAATTGTCGGATCTTGGCAACAAAATTCGCTACTTTTCTCTCGTTCTTAACTTATATGGTTATATGAAGGATGCACAAATAGAACATCATTGGGTAACAATCTTTGTTGATATAAAAAAGAAGACTATCGATTTCTTCGACTCGTCAAAATATCCATCATTTTCGGCACTTGAACATCTCTTCTTCTTATTACAATTGCAGCTAAGTTTGCAATACGGGGGTGAATTCACGGTCAATGTCGTCAATTTTCCGGTGCAAACAGGCAATGGCGATTGTGGTATTTTCGCAATTGATTTTGTCGTTTCACGTCTTCGCGGAGAAACAATGGACAATTATGTCGGAATTTATAAGAAGATGACTACACACGAACAGAGTGAGAAGATGAAAAAATTGCGAAGCAAATACTTCATTACTGGGGGCGTGCCGCCCCCATAACCCCCTGCTAGTTAGGAATAATTTAAGTATTTGAGCAATCTTTGCAAATATTTCCGCATCCCTTATAACACGATTCACAACTAGAAATATTACATTTGTTACATTTATAATTACGATAGTTGGGTATTAATTTATTGCAATATGTACAATTATCGCAACAAAAATCACAAACATCGCCATCTACATTAAACACAAAATCTGCACACTTAGAACAGTAAACGTCTTCACAATAATCGCATATCTTAAACTCCCTTTTTATTAAAAACTTGTAATAATAACAATCAACCATTTATTAATATGATAAAAAACATCTATTAACTAGTTAGGACCACGGAGGTAGCGTGCCCGATTAGAGATTTTTGCAATCTTTGCAGAGCTTGTTGAGAGTTTTATTATTTTTATCACAGTTTCCACATGCAACATAATCACATTTTCCGCATATATGCGAATTACTTTCCGAAACATTATTGTGACAAATGTCACAAACGGAAACACAATTTTCACATAAACCCCAGCCATCTGCCGAACATATTTCATCTCTACATCTATGACAAACTAAATCACAGCAATCTTCGCATACAAAAGTACAAGAGAAACATCTATCATCTTCACATTCGCAACATATCCTTTTATGTTACCAACACGCATCTTCTCCACATTGACAGGTACTTACGTTATTATAATTCCTATTTAACACTTTGCAAATTACACACATATTATTAATGAAAAGAAAAAATCAACTTGGGGGCGTACCGCCCCCATAACCCCTACTAGGATAGAACACAACGAGAATGAATCAAGTATTTTCGCAATCTTTGCAGATATCAGTATATCTTTTATATTTTGTTTTATCACAATCTTTGCAAACAGCACAACAACATTTAGGACATTGATGTGCATGTCTATCATATACTTCTTTTGTACACACAAAGCAAACTACTACACAGCCACTACATAACATCATACCATTTGATATGATACTTTTATTATCACAATCATTACAATAACGACAATTACAACCTTCTCATTCAAATGAACATAAAATACATTTATTATTATCACAATCATCGCATCTTCTACTGTGTTGTAAACATGTTTTTTTGTCGCAACCACATTTGTATGTACGGCCACTATTAGTATTTAAAAGTTTACAAATATAACACATATTATAACGAATAAAAGAAGAAAACATTTGGGGGCGTGCCGCTCCCATAACCCCCTGTTCGGAAATAATTTTTATTTATATTTTGATATGAAAAACAACTGTAATTTTCACACATTTTCACAATCTTTGCAGCTATTTGCACTTTTAAATCCCGTACACTCGTAGCAACTTACGATGTTACAACTGTTGCAAAAATTATAACAACATGTAAATTCATCACAATATTCACATGTATTTTGACAAGTGAGACAATAAGTGCAAGTTTTATTATGATTTTCACAGGGAAATGCAATATTATTACAATCTTGACAACTAGCAACTGGACAATGAGATCTACATCCTTGTCTACAACATTTCATTTCATCACAAAAATCACAAATCATTTGACAATTGAGGCACGAATTGCAAGTTTTATCATGATAGTCACAAATATTAAATTCCTTTTCGCCACATTTGTGACACCAATACGTATAACAAGTGGAACAATAATAATAATTTTTTAGATCAATTTCTTTTGATACATCTATTTTACAATCACAGGTTGTGCAAGACATTTATTGATATGAAAAAAATACATCTGCGATCATCAGATGTTTTCACAATCTTTACATTTGTCCTCAAAATCGGAAGAATCGTCGCATTTATTACACACAACATAATTGCATCTTCTGCATTTTATTGTGTCGGAATCTATATCATTATTTTTACATTCGCTACATATACAATCTTTGCACAATATATTACCATTTATTGTTATATGTTTTATGTCACACTTATTACAATATTGATCACCACACGAATTACACTTAAATGTACATCCTCTATAGAAACATCTACTGTCGCAATAATCACAAATAATGTAACGTTGACTACAAATTTTATTATTGCAATTGTCGCATTCCGAAATATTTTTATAATTACACTTAGAAGAGCAGGCGTCTAAGGGGAGACATTGTCCCCCATAGGGTGTTTATTGGTTACACATTTCTATAAAATGAGGAAAGCATTAGACAATTTGAACAATATCGATAGTAAAAAAATGTGTAAAGAATGTCCAGGACTTATTGGTTATTTCGGATTTAATGACGATTATGACTTATGGAAAGTGGTTTGTAGCAAAAATCAGAATGCAATATCCAAATATAAAGGCACCTCATCACGTGAATTATGGACAATTTCGTGCGAATATAACTTAAGTGTTTTGATCGATTTACCGAAAGTATACCAAGATTTAGAATTTGCAAAGTTCTTAGAAGCACTTGATCCACAATATCATCTCTATGTTTACATCAATTTACCATCTGGATTCGATAGGAAATTATTTTCATACAAATTCTATTATGATTTGGCGAGGAAAAGATTATACGATAAAAAAAAGTATAGTCAAAAATCTGCAAAAAATATACCCATTGAATATATAGACGAAGAAATGTCCAAATTTATCATATATTGTAATTGTTGTGATATAAATCTTATTCCTATCAATCTTATCACGGATGAAATGTATATTAAGCACGCAAAATATCATAACACAATCGATCATATCCCAATCAATCTTATAAATGAAGAAATGATAAATAAGTTGGCATCTATGCCAGTCGAGGATATTACGAAGGCAAAACAACATTTTGAAATATCGGAAAAGATATATAAAGATCACGCAGTCGCGAATAATACTATGAAATATATACCACCCAAATATATAGATGAAGAATTTGCAGTAAAGATGTGTAGAATATCGAAATTTCATATCGAATTTGTTCCGAACGTTACAAGAAAAGTTGCAGCAACAGTAGCCCATTCAGCCGGTGAAAGAGGACATAAACAATATAGTATATGTAACACATTCAAACACAACTGGATATCAATATCGCGTGACCCTAATCTAGCAAAACTTACCCTATATGACCCGAGACTTAAAGTGCGAATTGATTCCAAAATCACAATTATCAAAACGACTCAACAAGGCAATATAAGTATAAGCTTTTGCGAATTTGACATACAATTTCTTTTTTAGCTCCTCAAAAATGTTTTTATTTATTTATATAATATGAATAGAAATCTGAATAATATTTTGCCAGTCAAGAAAGTCGCAAATTTACAGTACAGAATCTTGTCACCAGAAATGATAAAAGCCGTTTCATATCTAGAAATCACTGACAAATCCGGCATATCAAACGGTATATTTAAGGCAAATTCGCCATATGATTTACGCCTTGGTACTATTACGAACGGACACAATTGCATGACATGTAACGCAAATCAGAAGAACGAGTGCGGACATTACAGTTATATACGTCTTGAAAAGCCAGTTATCAACACTTCGTTTCTCTCCTTTATCCACAAAACTCTCAAATGTATTTGCTTCAAATGCGGAAATTTCCTGATTGATTCAGTTCATTTTCCGGAAATTAAGAGTCTGAACAAGAAAAAGCGTTTGAAAAAGTGTGTATCAATGATAAAAACTAAGAGCTGTAACAAGTGTGTGACAGTCAATCCGGCAATGGATATATCAGAAGGTAAGATCGTCGCAACAGAGAAAAAGACACCTGGCGACAAGAAACGTCTCAAAAAGGGACCAATCATACCGCCGGAATTTATACTTTCTCAATTCAAAATGTTGTCAAACGAAGCAATCAAGGTTCTCGGATTTTCTCCGGAATTTTCGCGCCCAGAGTGGATGATATTGGTGAATGTTCTCGTTATTCCACCAACCAATCGCCCTATTATACAGGATGTGAAAGGTGACAAGTCGGAAGATATAGTATACAAATTGTATTCCGAAATTATCAAATCAAACGATGCGCTCAAATCTTCCATCATCAAACTTGGACATCTCCCGACCGCGGAAGATTATCGTCATGCGACCGAATTTGGTCCGCAATTTGAGAAATTATCCTTCTCAGTTTCCGCCCTTATCAACGATCAGTTGACAAAGAATTCAAAACTCATGTCAAAAAATAAACAGATCAAATCAATAAAGGAAATACTCAAAGGTAAAACTGGTTGGATAAGAGGTAATTGCACAGGTAAACGTGTGGACTTCTCATCAAGAACAGTAATCGCACCCGAATCAAACAGCGCGATCGACACATTTGGAATTCCTATGTATTTCGCGAAAACCTTGACTTTTCCTGTTAAAGTTTCACAATATAATATGGATTATGTTACTAAGCTAATATTGGCAGGAGCAGAAGGATATCCTGGCGCAAATAGCGTATTTATAAACAAGAATGGGCGCGCAGCCGAATTCTCGCTCGACAAGATGGATCTTGAAGCAAGAAAAAAGCTCATTCCGTCATTGGAACTTGGCTCTATCATCAATCGTCATCTTATTGACGACGACATTTGCATGTTTAATCGTCAACCGTCCCTCCACAAGTACAGTTTTATGGGAGTTCGCGTGAAAATAAACGAACCTAATGACAATGTAATACGTGTTGTTTCATATTCTGGTAAAATGTTCAATGCCGATTTTGATGGTGATGAATGCCAAATTCACGCACCTCGCTCTCATACTACCCGTGCCGAAATATTGAACCTCATGTTGATCGGAAAACATATAACATCATCTTCAAATTCCGAAATTATTGTATCTCCGTTACAAGATACAGTAATTGGACCATACCTTATCGGTCGTGGTGGAGACGAGCTGTTAAGCCGTGCCGATTTTATGAAATTTCAATGGCACGCAAGATACTTTGATGGCGACAGATATAATAAGAATCGTAAATATTTCAAGACAATAGAGGCATTCGAGTCACTATTACCTGGCGATTTCACTATAAAGAATTATGGTCTTAATATTGAAAATGGAAAATTTGTTGGAACTGGTACATCTGAGGTTGCTACCCTCGATCACATTGATCGTTATGTTTCCGAGCGCATGATGGTACCAGATCGCCATTATAATGATGAAAATATAGAGCGTCTACTTGACGAAGATCTTCATATCGTGATAAAGCGTGAGAAATATTCCACTATTGTTGGAAAGAATATAAAGGAAGGATTTATTCGTAGCTTGTTCTTTAGGTACGGATCCGATATAACAAGTAATTTCCTTATTGGAATGCAGAAAGTTTCAAATATGTATATAGCGAAATACGGATTGACGTGCTCAATTAAGGACCTGCAACTTGGTGCGGATTTGGATAAGGTGCTCAAATCCAACATATATAATGCACATCGCGCTGTTGAAATCTTATTGGACGAATTTGCGCGTAGCGAAATTGTTGCACCAATTACGAAAACATTAGAAGAATATTACGAAATGTTAATTCTTGAAAGGACAAATATATATTTGGCAGAAAATATGCGTCTCGTGACAGAAAGATTGAAGAATATGCCGAATAATAACTTGAACAATATGATATTGTCCGGTTCAAAGGGAACATTGGTCAATATTGTCAATATAGTCGACAATGTCGGACAAACATCAATCAACGGAAAACGCATCAGACGTGCAAGCGAAAACAGGACATTACCACATTTTCCAAAATACGATGATTCCTATGAATCAAGAGGATTTATCAGCAACAGTTATGTAAACGGGTTATCCGGAACCGAATTGTTCATGCATCATATTGGTGTGAGAAATGGTCTTATCGACACAGCGATCAAAGTAAAAGCAACAGGTTATGCAACTAACAAGCTAGTTAAGACATTGGAAGATATATTCATCACGTACGATAATCGTGTTTGTCGTCAATCTGGTCAAATAATATGTGAACAATACGGAGGTAACGGATTCGATCCAAAATGGTTTGTAGACAACAATCTCAAACTATTCAATATGAATAACGATGAATTCTTTGCGACATATGCTTAGACATGGGCGTGGTCCCTGCTAGGCAGTCTTCTAAGGAAATGATAATAATAACTTCAACATTATTTTTTTATACGTGTCACATAAAAATTATTCCTATTTAGCAAAGGGGACGCTCCCCGCCAATTGATATTATGCACCAATAGTCTAGGGTAACACCCCTCGCGTCACATTTTGATGGGCTCGAGCAATCGTAAATTAAATTATAAACTTAACACTACAACATAAAATGAAAAAATTCACATTCAAAACACCAGAAAATAAAATGATAATAACAGTAGATGATGAACAAGTATTCAAAAAAACAGGAGAAATGGCAATGGAAGGAAACATAGTTAATATTAAGAACAAAACGTTCAGACGTGTAATCACTAGTGCAACAGATATTGATTTGGTAAAATTGAGCAAGGGACACGAAATTGATTGCGACATGTTTGATAAGATATTAGTACATATTCCGGTTGGTGAAATTGCAAGATGGTTCGCCATTCCTTATGATCGCACATATCATTATCACGGTAAGACGCATCATTTGACTGATCGCCACAATATTCAAGTCGCAATAGAACGTGGATATTATTCAGAACTTGTTAATGTAGACATTTTACACGAATTCCTATTTAAAAATTCACATATTAAATATCACATTCCCCAATATTTGCAAAAAAAACTAGAAAGAAAGTATCCAAATATACACAATATAACTTGGCCAACTAAAGTAAATAATCGTTTATCATATAAGTTTTCACCAAATATAAGAAATGAATTAGAAGTTATCTTGGACACTGGAAGACCACAAAAGTGCGAATTTATCAATAAGATATTTCTACCAAATGAACGTCCAACGACATCAAAGAAGATCAATTACTATCAAGATTTGTTTCACCATGTGTTTCACAATGTTGAGAATACCGACATTATAGAACCATCGCTCAAATTAAATCTAGATGTTCCATCCTTTGATATCAATTTCTCATACTACTATAACCATTATTAAGCTCAGTTGCTTTCGCAACTTCTATTTTTTCTTTCAATAAATCGTAAATGTAATCAAATGCGACCTTCTCATATTTAATAATAAAGTATAAAAATATAACAACTACTACAATTAAAATAATCCCGATTAAGTATACCAACATATATTATATCCCCGCAATAGTTTTTTTTATAATTAATATAAATGTCAGACAAAGAAGATTTCGATGAAAATGAAGCTGGTGATAATATTTCCGATTTCGGCGCAGAAGAAGAGGACGAAGATGAAGAAGAGATGGGCGAAAGTGAGAGTGACGAAGAAGAAGTAGTTTACGATGAAGAAATTGACCATGCTAAAATCACACATGGCGAAAGTGGGCAAAAATACCTTGATTCTCTTATAAAGGTGGATACTGCCTTATTTGAAAGGGTAGACTCATTGGTCAATAAGAGCGATTTGCAACGCATTGAACTGAAAACACTACTTGGATTTCGCTATATGGTACAATATATATTCGGAATCGGGGTCGCAAAAACAGTGTTCAATTGTGAAAATACGATTGTAAATATTAAGAACCGTCACAAAGACACCACCGATCATTTCGAGACGGCTGACGAAATCGTTGCTCTTGTCTTCGATTTTATGGATAACAAGTTGTCAAGTGCGTACACATTGAAACTGAGTTCAACAACGAAATATATATATTCACAATCATTGCTCATATCAAAAATTGTAATATTGGAAAATCTCGCATCAAAACTTGTACTCGGTACCATCACGAAGACTGTATTGGCTGACATATTTGAGAGTATATATCTCGATGTTTTGCGTGGAATATTGGACCCGGGAGAAATGATAGGATCGCAAAATGCTACAAGTCTTTCCGAAGTTCTCTCGCAAATGACCTTGAACACGTTTCATCTTGCCGGAAATTCCAACTCAAAGATCAATCTTGGTATGGGTCGCCTCACACAAATATTGAATTATACAAAAACGGATAAAATCTTGAAGGATCTTTATGTTGATATACGTTTATATCCGCACGAGGACACGGATCAAAATAGAATAAAGAAAATCGCATCGCGTTTCAATTCGACAAAGTTCAAGACGTTGGTAAAATTGATGCAAATTGTGCAAGATCCGGAATTATATGATGGAAAATCCAGAATTTCTGAGGACGAATCAGCGATCCGCAAACATATTAAAACACACGGAAATTTGCCCGGAATTCGCAGAATATTATCATTGCGCCTCGTATTTAATGATGACGAACTGTTCAATACACGTATTGATATATTCGAAATTGTAAAAACAATACGCGATACCTTCCCGAATGTAGCGATTATTGTGACAGGCGTTAACTCGTTGCGCATTGTAAATACGGTAACTTCCGGAGACGAGTATCTCATTTACAAAGATCTAATCAATAAGTTGAAAACATTTCACATATTAGGAATACCAGGTATTAGTGGTGTAGACGTGTTAGAGGACAATGTCGAATATCGCGATGCGAACGGTAATCTCAAAACGCGTAAAAAGTTTAAACTTTTCGCACAAGGTGTAAATTTGCGTAAAATAATCGGAAATAAGTACATTGACGGTTATCGCTCCTTCACGAACGATATACAAGAAACATATGATACACTCGGAATTAATGCTACTATTGTTGTCCTTATACGCGAAATCCGTAACGTCTATCGCGCAAATGGTGCAAACCCATCAGAATCAAGCATTCGTATGCTCGTGAATGCAATGACGCGCGACGGCTTTGTGACTCCTATTAACAACATCGGATTAAAGCAGTCAAATGCCGCAATAATGCAGCAATTGTCGTTCGAAAAAGCAGAACAAGTAATTGTTGAATCAGCAGTCTATGGTGTTAACGAAACCGTGAACGGAACGTCAAATAATGTAATTCTCGGCCAACCATTTAATGGCGGAACTAATGCTTTCAAATTGATCATATAGCGGGGGCGTGTCGCCCCCGAAGCCCCCTACCGGGATGTGTCACGCCTGTGATCTCTACTAGTTTTTATTTTTATATAATGAGCAAAAAAATAGATTCTAATGAAACTTTAAAAAATTCATGAAGCTATAGACACCGATATTGGTAAAGAAAAAATGGTGATTACATTTCCATTTGTAATAAATAACGAGAGTTTAGTTGGTATATTTTCTAAGAATGCAATATTAGACGCAAAATATTATCTTCTTACTATTTCCGAACAAAACGGACACATGTCGTCCCGAGGTCCCGTATTAAATATTTTATTCTTTTATATATGAGCAATTATTGGCAAGATGAAGTTGAAATGATAGATTCAGGAAAGGTAGATTCTTATAAATATAATGAAGATGAAACTAAATGGCATATCGATGAGGCTATCGAATACATAAACAAGTCTGACCCTGACACACTGGAAACTATTGCAGCCAAAAAGGTATTGTTGAAGTATCAAGCGATGAAGATCAATAACGAAAAGAGATTCTTGCCATTAAATAAGGTGCATACAATTTTTAGTCGTCCAGACATCATAGACGAGCAGGGAAACATTTCAAAAATGGGATCGGGATCGTACATATTTTGGGTAATTATCACTATTATAGCTATAATTTTTGGAGTCGTAACAGGGTTGATTATAGTATATGTAATAATAATGTTGATTACATTACCATTTGCTATTAACAATGAAAAATTAGTTGGAAAGTTTAAGTTTACCCGTTTTGTTAAAAACGTATTACTTGGCCCTGTGTTTGCAGTAAGATATACGATTAAAGACGCGGCATTGGTATTATCCGAAAATAAAGAAATAAAGAAAATACACGAAAAACATATGGCCGAAATACACACAAAAGGTGAGTTCGCATAAGGCGGGGGAGTACCTCCCCCGAAACCACTGCTTGGTAGGAATTTTACAGTTTTGATAGTAAAATATGAATGTTTTATTTTTATGTTATATATGGGGGATTTTTATTGGCGTCAATTAGAAGAAAAGATAAATAGAGGAGAAAAAGATTTACATAAAATGTCTAATCATAACATTGATAGTTTATTAAAACGTGCATCAGCCGCATAATATCATGCCAAAAACGAAGAAGCAACGGCTACTTACAATGTTAAACTAAAGGTTTTAAATATATATAACGATAGAGAAACACGTGATTTGCCAGCAAATAAAATACATACTATATTTGATAATCCAGAAATTAGAGATAATGATGGGAATTTTGTAAAAGATGATAAAGGAAATAATATAAAAATGTCTAACGGAAATTTTATATTGCAAACAATAGGTATTATTTTCCTTGTAATAATAGGAATTGTAACTGGAATGATAATAGTGTATGGTGCAATGATGCTTATTGCGTTACCTTTTGCACTTAAAACCGAATATTTAGTTAACAAATTTAAATTTACCCGTTTTGCGAAAAATGTAGCATTTGGTCCATTATTTGGTGTAAGATACATGTATAAATTAATATTTTCCGCATTATCTGGATAAATCCCGAATATACCACAAGAAGAACACGTTTCTTTTTTCTTATATATGGGAAGAGTAATGGATAAATTAATAGATCAAGGAATTGTGATCACAAACTACAAATCCGTAATGACAAAAACAAAGAAAGTTTCTGCAAACCCTAAAACTGAAAAAGTAAAACAGCTCAATACCAAAGAAGAAAAGATAAAGGTTGATAAAAAGAAAAATATCCCATATGTTCCAATCCATAGAAAAAAAGATGAGAAAGAATACCCAGATTGGCTATAATCCGGGGGGGGGGACGTGTCGCCACCGAAACCCCCAGCTAGGGATTATTTTATTATATTTCAATCGGCGGACTATTTTTATTTCCCTCATGAATTAACGGAAAATCCGCACGTTTTGCCTTGAAGAACTTCACAATTTCCGGAAAAGTGCGCGGATTTCCACCCATTTGCGCATTTCCTATGTAGCCGCGACCCGGATAATCGTGTATATCTTGTGTTTTTGATTTTGCATCATTATAGTGTAATAGGAGTAATGATTTGAAATTGCCAACTTCGGATAATATTTCGGGGCGACGATTGTCGTCGCGCAAATCATATCCACTTATAAAAAGATGACAAGTGTCGAAGCAAAATCCCAACTTCTTTCCGAACATGTCCTGCATTGTGTACATGTCTGCCAGCGAAGTATCCTTAACGTTTTCCAAGATGATGCGCGATTTGTGGTCGCCAGCTCCATAATTCAGGATGCGGCGCAAATTCTCTTCTGCAATTTCCGGATTATAGCGAAAGTGAACCACTGTTCCCGATCCTCCTATAGAATCGAGAAAGGTGAGATCACTGGATAAATTCTTTTCATACGCGCGCAATAAGCCGCGTGGCTGTTCCTTCCCTATATTGATAAGGAAAGTGGCGTGCGTGAATTTGTCATATTGGCACGATTTGAAGCGTTCGGCGATATTGCTGTGATGTTTGGCGAGCGTCAATCGCTTTGGCGAATTATAGAAAAATTGTATTGGGCAATTCGGGACATCATCTTCAATTTGGATATGGCGTCCGATCATGGTATGTATATTATTCCCCAAATATGTTTTTATTATTTATTGTTATAATGGAAGAAATTAAAGAAATTGACGCAAAAATACAAATTCTAGAGGAAGAAATTGCAAAATTGCGCGGGATGCGTATGAAGGCAGTCGAAAGGTGTCAAGGTGCCATTAGATTGCCGGACGGTTTTGCCGATATTATCGTATTGGACATAGAACATTCTGAGCGCAAACCGATAGAAGTGTGTTTCAAGGCACTAGTGTCTGGTGTCGAATTTTGCGAACGTATCAACCCACGTTGTCAAATTTCCGAAATCACTCGCAAAATCACAGGAATTACGGAAAACGATCTGGTTTCGTGTCGTCTTGTTGGCGATGTTCTGGACGATTTCGTAAAGGCACTACCAGAAGGCAAATTAATATTTGTTGCACACAATGGTCGCTCTTGCGATTACTCCATATTGCTCGAATATTTCGAATCACGTATGAAAGTTTCCAATCATCTTTGGATTGATAGCTATCACGATTTTGATAATAAGATATTCAAGAAGAAATTGTCAGAATTAGAGGGTGCAATGCAAGACCATTCGGCACTTGGTGACGTTCGTATACTCATTTCTGCACTTGTCAACAACTGGGGAAGCTGCCTGAAATTGCTCGAATCCTACATAAAATTACGCATAACTGAGAACTTTGAAAAGGGAACATGTGACACAATGAAAAAGATATTATACCATTATGGCCAAACTAAGATTGCGAAAGTTACTAAAGACGGATTGATCTTAAAATACAAATTGCTCCTCTAATAGAGGGAGTGAGTCCCCCATAACCCTTGCTGTTATGGATAATATTGTTTAATTCAATATTTATTTTTACATACCGGAAAAACTAAAGAGCCTCACCAAGCAGGGGGCTATGGGGGCGGCACGCCCCCAGATATATGCTTATTTTTTGTTTGATAGTTATATCTATTCTTTTGATATTATCCGGAATAGAATCGGGATTTATTGTGGAAAGCGCAGGATATGTCTATATTTTACTATTGTTTATATTCCTCTCTTACAATATAGTTAAACATGATATGACAGAAACTATTGGTGACATGATTAAACATTTACTTATTAAAAAAGATAAATAATTATTTTTATTATTTTTATTATTTTTATTATTTTTATTATTTCATAATATATGAAGAAAATTTACATAATATTAATTTTAGTTGCAATAGCCTGGGTAACATTTGTTACATTTACATTAACTGCAGGTATGAGTATATTTGGCGGAGTGGGAGCAATATTTATATTGTATTTATCTATAAAAGATAGCACAACTGTTAAAAAGAAAAAAGATGATGAAATAGAAAACAATAAACAAACAACCCTTAATTCACATGAATCAGTGGAAGTATAAAAGGAATTAAAAGAATTGAAAAATGATAACGTCTATGAAACGTTGTAATCAAACAACCATCTTAGCAATTATTCCATTATTTTATTATTATTGTTATTCGAAGAATAGTAAATGTTATAATTAAAAGTTTATAGTTGTCGTATATTGATGTCGTTTCTGTGAAAATTTAGTAATTCTATTAATATATGAAAAAAATTTACATAATATTAATTGTAACTATAATAGCTTGGGCAACGTTTGTTACATTTACTTTAACTGCTGGAATGAGCATATTCGCTGGAGCAGCAGCATGTGTGATATTATATTTATCTATAAAAGATAGCCCAACTGGTAAAGATAAAACATTCAGAGGAGATGTTAGTGATGAATTTAAAAAAAATAAAGAAAAACTTTCAAAGAAAAAGGAAGATCTAATAGATAAACTTAGAGGAGTAGAAGTAGTAGAAGTAGTAGAAGACGAAGACGTATATGGATCAGGATTTTTATAATAACAGTCTTATTGATAAAATTTAACATTTTCATAGATAGTTATTTTGTAAAATTTATAACTATATCTTTAATTAATATATGAAGAAAATTTATCTAATATTTATTATACTTGCAATAATTTGGTCATCGATTATATCTATAGCTATATCGGCAGGATCGAGTGTAATAGTTGGAATAATATTGATATTTGCAATATATCTTTATCAAAATAAAGAAGAAAAAATCTATGGGATAATAGAAATAAACGATATAAAATACATACAATCTCTCAAAACTATTAAGCCGGCAAATGTTGCTATATACAATCTACGTGATCAATTGGGACTTGGCAATAGAAACTCAAGAGAAAAAACAAAATGGGTATAAAACAAAGGAACATTATATAATAAAATGTAAAAAATATTTATTTCATAATATATGAAGAAAATTTATGCAATATTAATAGTTATGACGATAATATGGATATCGTTTATATCTATAGCAATAACAGCAGGAGCAAGTGTAGTGATCGGAGTGGGAGCAATATTTATATTGTACCTTTATCAAAACAAAGAAGAACATATTTATAAAAAGGTTGTGAGAGATGGGGTAGAATGGGAAGATTATGATAAGACAATTAAGCCTAGAGATATTGCTAGAAAAAATTTATACAAAGGATTAGGATATGATGAAAAAATCTCAAACATCAATGATGTTTATAAAAAAGAATTAAATAAAAAGAAAGAAGAGGGATATAAAAAGAGAAAAGATGATGTTCCGACAAAAGAATATAAAAAAATTGAAACTGATATAAATAATGCATTTAGTGATAATATAATTGATGAATTTTAAACTATCATCTTAGCAATTATTCCTTTATGTGGATTATATCCGCACAATTTGCCATTTTCATATGTTGGTGCAACTTTTGTACAACGTAATAGTTGTGTGACCGCAGCACTTACATGTGATTCGTACAAATGTACGTCCCCGAAATTGTACACTAATTCCCCAACGTCCAATCCACATTCATCTGCGAATTTGTGCATAAGGAGCGCGTAAGACGCAAGATTCCACGGAACACCTAGGAACCAATCACCAGAACGTTGCATTGTCACACAATTTAATTTACCTTTCTTGACCGCGAATTGCGTAAATAATCCGTGACAAGGTGGCAATACACCATCGCGAACGACAGACGGATTGTAGCTTGTCATTATTATTCTGCGACTTTTCGGATCATTTTTGAGGAGATTTAGACATTCGGCAACCTGATCAACACCTTCGCCCTCGTAATCCCACTTGCAACTGCGATATTTCGCGCCAAAGTGACGATAATTGAAGCCGTACATCGGTCCCATGTCCCCAGCCTCGTAATTAAGACCCAACTTTTTCAAATTTTCCGCACTTGTGTTCGCGTCCCAAACTTTCACACCACTTTCTGATAATTTGCTCACATCTGTGGATCCGGACAGGAACCATTCGAGTTCTGCGAGAACATGTTCGAAATTTACCTTCTTTGTTGTCAATAGCGGAAACTCCTTCCCAACATCAACGCGAATTGTGCGCCCAAATAGACTTCTTGTTGCACCATTGCGACTTTCGTCTGGTTCAGTATCTACCAATTCTGCCAATGTGTTCAAATATTGAGTTTCCCATGTTCCGCACGTTCCTATTTTAGAAACGATTGTTATATCAAATCCTCCAACTGACGGATACCATCTGTTGTCAAAACTATCTTTATAGTTATCTAATTCGGGTAAGAACACATCACAATTAAACGATTTGTTTATAAAAGTAATGTGATAATTGAGCGGTTCGCAGTATTCGAGGGCAGCCTTTGCGATTTGAGCGCCACCAATTACGAATATCTTGCAATGTGAGTAGTACATTTTCGCAGTTTTCAGGGCTCCTTCGAACGTTTTGCAACAGATAATATTAACTACTTCGCTTATTACACTGCTTGATACTATTATATTGTGTCGATTTGCGAGAGGTTTTCCGAGCGATTCATATGTTTTGCGACCCATTATTACGACGTGACCGTCTGTGAGATTGTAGAAATTCTTTATATCTTCCGGACAATTCCACGGAATTTTACCATCTTTTCCAATACCGTATTCAGAATCACAAGCTAAAATTAATTCGTACATTATAATTATTAATTAATTAATAATAAACTTCTGCGGACGTGTCGCCTCTGCGACTCTGGCGTGAATAAAATTTTATTGATTTATTTATTTACAAAACAATAAAATATTTTTGGGAAATATATATGGGCTTATCTTCTTATCTTCTTATCTTGCCAATCCTTGCTATCGGATTCATATTATTATTACCTATTATTGGTATATTACCTGTAGTTTTATTATTAGGACTCTTACTAATAATAGTTTTACCAATATTTATTCCTATATTAGTAGTGGTCGGAATAATTTACGCAATAACTAATTCTGAGTAATAAATTACATACTTTTTAACAGGAGAGGGAACATGTGAGCAGTATACCTCTGATTTTAATATATTAGAACCACCCCTTCATCTAATGTCCAAGTTTGCGTAATAAAAATAATTACATTACATATGAAGTGGTTTTATTGGGTAATAATTTTGTGGTGACATATTTTATATTAATACCGTTTTTGATAATAACTTCTCTAATACGACTACTACCGTTAGCAATAATAGTAATAACTGGATTTGTATTTATTGTCGGAGCGGCAAGAGAATTTGAATATGTAAAAGTAAATAAAAATGACCCAAACGACAATTTGTTGTGATAAGTACATATTTAGCACCACCCCTTTATTTGAAGATCATTTTCGTATTGTAAAAATAATCAATAATTGTATAATATATGAAGTGGTTTTATTGGGTAATGATTTTCATTGCAATTTCTTGGGTAGTATTTGTTTTAGGTTTGACGACATTTCCTATTTGGATAACGGCGCTTCCATTAATATTAATTATTGTCATATACATTTTTGGACCTTTCTCAAAAACAAAAAATACTGTAATTTTACAATAGTATTGTGACCCATCTGTTACAATAATAATGCAGATTATACATCTAGCACCACCCCTTCGTCTGATGCACAATTTTGTACAATGAACGTGAAGATAATGCTCCTAGCACCACCCCTTCGTCTGATGTTCTTTTTTCTGAATTCTTAATAAAAAACACATTATATATGAAGTGGTTTTATTGGGTAATAATTTTTGCATCATTACCTATAATTATTGGACTGTTATTATAGTAATAGTATTGGACCTACTATAATAGTAGGTCCAATAGTAATAGTATTAGCTTCAATCAGTGAAGTTTTTATATTTACAATAATAGGTGGTGCATTTTTTGCATTTATATATAGTGTTTTATTTGGGGACATACCTCCTTCATAGTGTTTTTCTGAAACGCGGGACTTCTATAAGCCCAACAATTTGATAATGTTGTATAAAAAAATAATGTTTTAATCTAATAATATGTGAAATTAATTTACTGGATATTAATTATTATGGTAGTATGGATAATATTTGTCACAGATGGAATAGCTGTAGGACCAATAGTTATCATTATACTTGCATTGGGACTATTGATGTTAATCAATAAGACATATGATATAATAGACGAAAATATTCCACACTGGTAATATTATAGATGACGATCATTGTAAAAAAGCTTAAATTCCCCTTACTATCTAGGGGGGGTGTTGGAGAAACATGTCCCCACTAGGAGACTTGCCAAGTTGTTCCACATTCGTGACATGAAAATACTTGTGTCATACCCTCGTCGGCTCCCCTTTTCTGTATAAGAGTGAAGGAAACTGTTGCCTTCTTGCATTTTTTACACAATTGTGTAGAATTTGCAACCTTAATTATTTTTACATCTTTACGTTTCGTTTCCAATTCGTGTTTTGCTTTCCAATATTCCGTTGACCAATAATATTCTTTCAATATCTTTTTTGCCAAAGTGTAGTCATCGGACATGACAGCGTTGCAAAAATCCACACAATAGAAGTCATTTTCGGTACACACATACGATAGTATTTTGTGTGGCGAGTTGCTTTCTGACTTAAGCAATTTGATCAATGTTGCATTTGGTGCCGAAATTCCTAGATTTTTACATATTTGAGAAGCCGGTGTAGTAGACGTAGCTGGCGTAGTAGACGTAGGAATCATTTATATCATCATATGAAAAAAACACTATTGGGTAAAACATTCAATAGAAATATCCAATAATTTAATAATATTCTCGTTAATCTTCTTAGTCTTTTCGCCATTATTTTTTTCTACATTGTGATCGTGTAATGCTTTCAATTCGGCGTATAACTTCTTGCCATATTTGTAATTAGTCTCAACTGTTCCAAGAAATATAGCGAACTTTTCTTCAATTTCGGATTTATTCATATATAATAAATAATAAATTACTACTGGGGAAGTGTCCCATCCTTTATATGTGACCCTAATAATATAATCAGTGGCTTGTAAAAGGTTTTATTCATACATTATTTATAATAAAAAAAGAAGTTTATATACCACTTGGCAGGTGGCGACACGCCCCCGGCTAGTAGACTTCTCCCATTCCTAACAATTCGACAACATTTAGGATTTCCTCAAAACATGTGACGATTTTCGGCACCTTTTCAACTTCCCACGTGTCGTCCCAGAGTACATTGGTTGCTGTTGCGTCTATCAATATCCAATATACGATCTTGCCATTTCCTATTTCGCCAAGTTCTTCGAGTGCTGAATATTTGCCGACACCGCAACGTTTTGGATAGGAATATTTTCCGCGACCATTGTCATAGAATACACCCTTATATCCGACGTGTTTGTCGTAACCGTCTTCGCTCACAATATTGAAGTGATTGTTTGCAAACACACCATATGTTGCGCCAGTCACGTGCATTTGTTGTTGCACTTGGCACCAATAATAACTAGGAACGTGACCATCTACGCACTCTATCATCTTTTTCATACCACCGTAATAAGATTTGTAATTCTTAGGACATTTGATCTCCAACACATAAAAGTGTGCAATGTTGCCGTCTGCGTGCAATTTCTCAATATAGGCCAATGTTGCACCTGTAAGATCGAGACCTTCCTGTAAATCAATACCTGGTTTGAGCGCGAATATGATAGAATCCGGTGATGCATTAATACATGAATATTTGCCATGACGTATTGAAGATGGCTGATATGCAAATATTTTATATGAAGCGCCAGACATATTGTGTCGACGAACATAGAATTGTATCGCAATTGGCTCAAATTTTACGCCAAATTCGGTAGCCTCGTTACCATAAAAGCTCCTTTTTCCGGAAAATATAGTATTTGCTTTCTCGCGCACAAATGCCGCACGCGATTGGTTATACGACATGTCGAACACTGACGAAACCTCTGACGCACCTATACCTTTTGCGCGCGCCTTGTGCCACTCTTCGCTTTTTTGGTCGCCAATTACTTGGTTATGTTTCAAAATTAACATCAAATTTTCTAATCTATCAAACATAATGAAATTCTTTATATTCTTTCGTATAAATTCAGTTATATATGAATAAGTCGTCCCAATGTCGTCGATCTTATAGAGCGATGTGACGTTTATTTTGCCAGTGTAGGCTGGCGTGAAATCGACGTAATGATCCCCGAATTTCCACGACAATTCCGCGGATTTTGAGTCATTTCCCTCATATGAGGCGAGCATATCCGTTTCGCTAACGGCAAAGTTGTTGAGCGCCACAAGATTGAATTGCACATTTGCCGCAAAATAGTACTTTATCATAGAAATTGACACGATATGAATATCGAGATTTTCTTTTGGTATTATTTCTGTCGGAATAGAATCAATTATGATCGCAAATTGGCGAAGAAATTCTTCCAATTCGGACGGATCCTTGAATCCTGGTATTTGTAGACTGCCATTTGTTGACAACTTCACCTTTATCGGCTTGCGATTTTCGCATATTTTCACGGCAAACGTGAGAGAATTTGAGAAACATTTCCCGACTTTCGCCTCACCAATAGGTGTAGAAGACGCGGAAACCTCGTCGGATTCAACAGCTTCGGCTTCTTCCTTTGTTCCACGTATCATATAGACTGACTTGTTTTCACTATTTCGGTACTCGCATTCCATATAAATAATGTTTGAATGCACTCCCATGTCTATACTTTCCATGACATGATTTAATTTCAAGCCATAATTAACAGGCAATTTCTCCTTGAATATCAATCCTATATAGGCAATAGTGGAAATAGTTGGCGAAGTGAATTCTAGTTTTAATGTTTCAAGATACAAATTTAGCATGTCGCGACCGTGATAATGACTCATTTTATTATTTCAATAAAAAGAAAAACATCATGGGGGCACGTCGTCCCCTGCTAGCGGTACGTACTTTAGAAGATTACATGAAGTAATTTCTATAGTTCTTTAGCTTGTTTTACTTCTATTTCTATTTTAATAGTATTATTCTTTTCTTCTGCCGCTACCGCTACCGCTACCGCTACCTTTTCTTCTTCGTCAAAGAATGAAGTAGATTCGCCTTTGAACCAGGCTGGGTTATTATCCTGTAAATTGTCAAGAAAGTTTATCGCTTTAATTAAATAAATGATGCATAATATTAATAATAATGTGTATAGCATATATACCTTTATAAAAAAATATTTATTCGAAATTATAAGTTGTTACATCAAGCTCAATACAAGACACAATTATTGCTTCTTGAGATGCAGTTCCATAATACCGTCCTTTTATTGCGTAATAAGCTCTTGAGAATATTTGAAACATGTATATTATAATAAAAAAATAATACTAATATATCCCTAGCAGGGGTGGCGCGCCACCACATCTATTCGAAACTATATTTTCCTTCCGAATTTAACAAAGGATGAGCATGTTTTGGAACTCCTTTTTTCAATTCGTAATACTCAATCCATATCTTCTTGCCAATATAAGAACTACGCAAATTGTAAACTTCCTCACGATATTCGTGTTTTCCGGTAGACGCGGTCAAGTTGAATGTGACACCCGATTCCATAATTACGGAAAATATCACAGGATGTGTATCTTTTTTCGTATCTATTGTGATGTCCTTTATTGTTACTTTGTCGTGTTCAACAGGTTTCATCTTGAACAGGTCTTGACTACGGCCGCTTTTACCGTTAGATAATTTGTATAATCCATCCAAATTACGCAATATAATACCTTCAAACTTCTTCGACAAGAAATCCTTATAAGCCAGCTCAATTTCGGCGAAATTGTTAACGGTCACCACCTTTACCAATTTGATCCACTCATATGATTTGCCGGCAAGATTGCTCTTCATTTCGCGATATCTGTCGAGGAATTTCCAGCTCGTAATACGGTCGACGTCAAATATATCAAACATGTAATATTTGAGCGGCACGGCTTCGCGCTTCTTTGTGCGCACTGCCCCATTTATTTCGTCAAATTCGCGATCTTCGTCATATATTTCGCCATCGAAATAGAGATTAGGGTAATTGGCATAGAACATGTTATAAAAGTCCAAGATTTCGACACGTATTGCGGTCTGGCCGGAAATGTGCTCCATGCTCTTTGAGTATAACATAACTTCGCCATCCGATACGTGTGCAAGGCAGCGAAGTCCGTCAATTTTCGCAGAACCGCCAGCTGGAAATTTGAGATTCTTGTTTCCTTCTTCGTATTTGTTTGCCAACATAGGAAATACTTTCGTGTCGGAGATATCAATATCCAATTCATTTTGCAACTCGTCCGATATGTAACATGCCGCGAATTTGTCCGCAAATTTGGATTTTGCCTGTAAAATTGCCTGCTCAAGCGGATTCGTTGCCGAACTTTTGCCCAGATTCTTGCCGGAATTCACGACTTCAGTTGATACGATCGGTTTATTCGTGCCAACATCTCCATATTCCGTGCGAATATAAATTGTTCCCTGGTCATCTTCTATCACACTAATATCCCAATAACGTTCTTTTTCTACTTTTCCGCGTTTTATTTTGGAAAATAGAGTTGGAAACTTGTTGTTACGTATTATGTAATCTTGTAAACTTTCAGGTAATTTGTTAAATATATCGGATTTTCCCATGTTATAATATACTCTAAATAATAAAAAACATCTACGGGGATTAGGGATGTAAAACTGTTGTATATTAAAAAAATTACTTATTTATTCTAATTTAGAATTATTTTCTAAAAACGCAATCCTACCTGATGTATCATCCGATGTGTGTTTTAAAGAATTTATTGTATTATTATCAGATTTACTTTTCATTTGTTTAATAACTTCCTGTTCATCACGCCCACTTTTTATATTTTTTTCGTTTAATCGTATATTTGAATTATTAATTTCACTGTCAAAATTTAATACATAAGCAAGTCCTGCAAATTGGCTATCATATGTGTATCTATTTTCCGAAAAGTGGGGCGAATTTGGCAATTTAATGAAGGGAATTGATTTGGATTTTGTGCAAAAAAATAAATATATTAATCTTGATTGGTTTAATAACGATCGTTATATAGGAATGTATTGCATATTTAGCCAGTTTGGAAATAGCAAACTAATAAAAAGAAAAGAATCAAAATATTATAATTATGGATATAGTCATGCACGTGAATATAGAAACAAATTCTTTTTGTAGAGAAGACGTGTCACTCACGTCGCTCTGATGCATTTGTTTTTTAAGTATAAAAAAATAATGATAAATAGTTAATTATTTTCCATCTTTGATCTCGTTTAATATTGTCATTATACTACAGTATCTATTATTTTCTTTATCTCTCGCAGTTTCAATATCTTTTGATGTCTTATAACATTGTTTATCTCTCATTGTTTCAACATCTTTTGATATCTTATAACATTGTATATTTGTGTAACCAATGCTGAATAATATTATACTATCTTTTAAATACTTATACATTTTATAATATTAGAATACAAAAACACTTGCGGGTGGGACGTTCTGCTCTGAAGTCCCCTACCACGGAGATCCTGCAATTAGGGTAATTATCTAATTTTTATCAAGCGAGTTCCCACTTGGCTCGTGAAATTTCCGGATTTTACAATGCGAGACATAGTGTTTGAGAACAAGAGTTCGCGCTTTATCGGATTTTCCACTATTTCCCACGCGACAATACGAAGGAACTTCTTATACTTTTCCGGATCCATAATCAATTTTCCATTTTTTGCACACTGACCGGTAATAGAATATTGCGATGTCGTGTCGCAAATTTTGCGAATATTGGAATTGGAAATTGTTTGTTTTGTCTTTTCAAACACGAGTTGCCCACGCAACGCAATATCTAAGATTTCCGCAATTTTGGTAACATCCTTGTCGGCCCCAATCACCTTTTGCTTCACTTTCTTGAATATTTCGACATGAGAATAATTCTTATTTTTCAAATTGACATGATCAGATAGGAAATTAGGATCATTCTTCTCGTAGTTTTTCAATAGCACTTTATCCCATTCTGTCATTGTCGTTTCCTTGTAACCAGTCGGATAAGTAGAAACATTGATAAAATTTGCGACATATAGCTGAAATATTTTGTATAATTCCGGATCTATTTCCACCTCAAATTCATTGTTCCATCCGGTTTCCTTGTTCGCACGCAAAGATGGGATATCGAGCAAGAATTCGCTACGTTTTCCTGTCGATTTCGTAAGTGCTTCTGGCTTGAATAGGACAATTTGCCCGTCGTCCAATTCGACGCCAACAAACTTATCATTTGATATGAGATCAAATCCGATTGGCAAATTCAATTTTTTCACGTTTGACCACACATTTTCGGCCTTTGGTTCGTCAACAATCTTTATCTCTTTGCGAAATAGCATCGGTTTTATAGAAAGAACGACATCGCCAACCAATATCTTTTCGCAAAAATCGCTATTTGAGCGCACTTGCGTATAGGAAGTGAACGGGATTGGGTTGTCGGAATTGATGATACTCTCCAACAATTCGCATGTTTTGACGGAAATTTCCGAATCAGCTGGGTGGTCATAGACGATTTTATACTTCTTTTCCAATGAAACACTGAGATGTAAGATAGGATAATAGATTGAATCACGTGTTTCGACAAAATATAATGTTTTGTATTTTTTTATATTGTTATAAATGCTGACATTGTCGTAATTGTTCTTAACAAAAACTTCGGCACTTCCCGTGTCATTTCCATCTTTGTTCAGTTCGCCTGTCAATTTGAATATTACAACATTATATCCCATGTAAAATAATTGATCTAATATCGGATCAGTTGCTTCAAAATTGGCTAATATTTTATTCATTGTTTCGGTCAGGGCCCTTATATAGTTATTTGAGTCCATTATTCCGGACAAAAGATAGATTGACTCGCCAAGTGATATGAAATTGTGCTTTTTTCGGCCAACGTTGAAGAAGTTGTTCAAGATGTCCGGCAAGTAGACAAGACGCTTGTTCTTCACTATCTTTTCCGGATTATAGCGGGAAATGTAATAGACATTGTTGGATTCGCGCGTCTCGACGTTGTTTGAGTCGATACATTTTTGATATTCACGACTTTTTATTTTATTGACCGAAGAACAACATGGTACACATATTCCATTTTTTTGGAAAAGGGATGATATGAAAGCAGGATATGGGTAATCTTGATTCGGACAAACATATACTGATTTGGAATTTGGGTGTGTAAGATTCTTGTATACTAACTTGTTCTCGAGCATTTCCGTGTTCTTCACGTCCGTCTTAAAGAATTCGTAGCTCTCTGATCCCTCTATAAATGCATAAGGTTGTTTGTTTTTTTGGCAAAGACGCGTATGTTTCTCGTTGAACATATTCTCTTGTGAAAAGAGTTTCGGATCAATTATCTTTACATTACTTTTTAACGATTCTTTTCCCAATTTGCTATCGGCTTTCCCATATTCAACACAATAGAGATACAGTGCGCGTATAATAAAGTTGTAAATGTTCACAATTTCGGCACGACATTTGATATTATTTGCGGAAATCGACAAGTTAGTATGACCAGTTATCTTCACATATGAGCCAAATTGACCATAACCCGCATCATCGCCGCTCGTATCTATCTTCTTATAGTAGAATGATATGTAATTTTCGCCATTATAATTACGCAAGTCACGATCGACAAACGATCCATATGACATAAGAAGTGATATAAACTTGCCGTGATCTAGATAATTCGGCACAATCACGGAAAAGTTATAAGTCGATACAATCTTTTGGCTCGCCACCTTACCCACAAACAATTCCGGAACTTCATTCAATATTTCAAGCGAGTTGTGAACAACAAGTCCATCGGCTGCAATATATACATCGTTATCGTTGATGAATATTCCGGCATTCTTCGGCTCACGTAACACATTTTCGCCAAATTTGTTGCCAAGGACGTAACGTTTATAGACAGATGCCTCATTCAGCTTGATAACAATTACGTAATACTTATCTCCCAACTTGAACTGATCAAAGAAGTAATTTAGGTTTTGTGGTGAATCGAACTGCGTGACAATACGTTTATTTGATTCTGTCGGAAGAGAATAGGTAAAATTCTCGAGACTTTCAATATCGGCCACTTTATTTGCAAAAATGTCGCGAAGTGACGTGATTTCTTCGGAATAAGTCGGTGAGACCCAAGTGTCGTTTATTGACATCTTGAACGCGACAATTCCCATAAACGGCCAATATCTGCGCACGAAAATATCGTATATTCCCTTTATGTCCATTTCGGATAGGCTGCGCAATTCGCCAATATCTACATTTTCTTCAACATATTTGCGGTAGTTGAGAATGTGCAATTTGTTTTTAAGCATGATGTCTCCGATTGTTGCTTGTGATTTGTCAATAAAATCGCCAGTCAGCTCACCGTCTTCCATATTTCCAGGGCGAACATGGATTAGATTGTCACTATATTCGTAGCCGATCGTAACATGATCAGATTCAAAATAAAGACATTGATAGATTGCCGGAATTTTCAGCTCATTTTCGATTATCATCTTCAAATGTTGTACGCTGTCTGACTCGCTGATGTTTTCAAGCGTTACATTCTTATCTTCAATATCGAGGATTGCTGACAGGTTGCGTTTCTTATAATCCTTTAACATATATATTATTATAATAAAAAAACATTAACTAATTGCTTATTCTCCCCCAATGTAACAAATATATGTCAGATAATTCTATTTCTATATTATATTATGGTAATCCTATTTGTAAAAAATACATAAAAGATTGCGGATTGTTGTACTTAGATGTAAATAAATCTAAATATTTTCATCATACATAAAATCTTCCAATAGCTATATGTCACAACATAACTATGATTTATGCGATTATTGCACTAGGACGCTTTGTTTTGATTGTTCTGGGGTTTGCATGACAGTGAATGTAAAGATTGTGAAAACCGTTGATTGTGGCGTTCCGCCCCATAATCCCCTGATGTAAGTTTGCTGTCTACTATTGAAAAACTATCTTTATAGTATTTATAAGAATAGTAATTCAAATGTTATTTTTTATTGGTATTATATATGGTTTATCTTATATTACCAAATCAATTATTTGAGAAACCAAGAATAATCACAACAACAGATCCGATCATTCTTCTCGAACATTCTATCTATTTCAGACAGGGCCACAAGATGAAATTGGTTCTTCATCGTGCATCTATGAAATGTTATTGTGATTATCTCCGTTCAAATTACAAGAATAAGATTATTTATTATGATTATGGAAAAGATTACAAAGCCCTATACAAGAAGGAAATTACCATGTACGATCCGACTGATCACACAATTGCTTCCGAATTCAGACACGCAACATTCTTCGACTCGCCAAATTTCCTATGCTCGCTTGAAGATCTTGCCGAATATAAAGAGAAAGTTGGCACGGGCAACAAGGCTGGTGCGTTTCGCCACAAATCATTCTATGTCTGGTGTAGAAAAAAGTACAATATTATGATGGACGGGGATCTCCCAGCTGGCGGAAAATGGTCATTCGACACCGAAAATCGCAAGCCGTTTCCGGATAATTTCGCGAAAGATGTAGTGAAATTCCGCAAAAATACGGACAAGTATACGAAATCTGCAATTGCCTACGTGAACAAGCACTTCAAGTCGCATCCTGGCAGTCCAGACCTGTATTTCCCGATAGATTTCCGAGGAGCTAAGAAGAATATGAAGAGTTTTCTCAAAACAAGGATAAAGAATTTCGGCCCGTATGAGGATGCCGTGTCGTCAGAGATAAATTATGGTTATCATTCTACCTTGTCGGCAGTTATCAATGTAGGTCTTCTAAACCCGGATTACATATTAAAGCAAATTGATAAGTATAAAATTCCAATACAATCAAAGGAAGGTTATATTCGCCAATTGTTCTGGCGCGAATATACGCGTTTTGTCTATCTCTATAAGCACAAGGAATTAGTATTGGGAAACTATTTTCACGCGAAGAAAGAATTGCCATCTAGTTGGTATGATGGGACTACAGGAATTGAACCGATCGACGATATGATAAAAAAGGCACTGAATACTGCATATTTACACCATATCGAGCGTCTCATGTATGTAGGCAACGTTCTCATGTTGGCAGGAATTAAGCCTCGCGAAGCATATGATTGGTTTATGAACATGTTTATTGATGCCGTGTCACCGTGGGTGATGGAGCCAAATGTATACGGGATGTCGCAATATAGTTCTGGATCGCTGATGATGACGCGCCCGTATCTCTGTTCTTCTAATTATATGCGCAAAATGAGCAACTATAAGAAGGGCGAATGGTGCACAACCGTCGACGATCTCTATCATCGTTTCGTGTTGAAACATAAAAAGAAACTGGCAAAAAATTACGCAACTGCCGGAATTGTGGCTGCTCTCGAAAGGAAAAATAAGAAATAATAAAAGGAGAAGGGACGGTATTTCCCCATTACAGATTTTGGAAATCTTTACATAATGTATAATTATTAACAATACATTTTTTACATGATATAATGTCAAAACATCCAATGCATTCCACAAATATAGAATCATTAAAATTATTTATATTAGTTTCACCACAATGCGAACATATTAATTTGCATTTTTTACAAATTTCCCATGCCAACGGTTCTGCACTATAACATTTTCTACATTTATATAATTTTCCAGATCCACGTATGTCACATGATTCGTATAATTTATCACTACAAGAACTGTTACAGTAATGGCACTTTTTCATATTATATAAAAAATAAAACATCTGTCGGTGGCATGCCACCCTAGGAGAAATATCCAAATATTGTTTTTTTCTTATATTATATCAAAATGTCACTCAATATTTTACATTATGGTGATATAATTTGCGAATATTGTAATAAGATTATCAAAGGATCGGTATTTAAATGTGATTCTTTTGGAAAATGTTATCATTATTGTTGTCCTTGTCCTCGCAAACAAGATACAGTAACAGTTTCTAAGTGTGATCAATGTTTCCACCTCAAATGTCTCACAGAGATAATAAATAATAAAACTAGATTAACATTTGTGAATTGTGATAAATGTAATAATAATTTTTGCAAGAGTTGTTGCGCAGAAAGTATCAATAGAATTTGCAAAGATTGCGAAAATCTCTAACGGGGACGTGCCGTCCCCTAACCCCCTGCCTGGGTAACTTCTTCATTAAGACTCTACTAAGAGAAATTACCATAATGGTAGAAAAATTATCACAAGCAAACATGTTAGATATTCTGGAACTTATTATAAATTCAACAAATGTAGATGTGTTTCTAATTTTCAATTATTGTCTTCTTTTAATTGTAGCACATGCGATGCAAAATGTAAAAATAAATTTTGTATAGATTGCAAAGATTGTGAAAACTTGTAGCAAAAGTATATAGCTACATATCACTTATATAGCAGAAAGTATTCATTTTTCTTTTTCTTGAGGATTCGTTATCTTTATTGTTATTTGTTTATCACAATTTATTGCAATTTTAACAGGTATTACATATAATAATGTAATAATTGTGACTATAATTAATCTATTCATTTTATTTTTTCATATAATAATACAAATTTAGGGAAAAAAATTATTTAATATAACGTCTGCCATTAATTTTTTCAGTTTCTATTACAAAGAATATATTTCTAATAACACCCAATGTAAAAATTGTTAATCCTACTATTTGAGCTGTAAACTTTTTGTATAAACTTCATCATTATAATAACTGTAAACAATAATTATCTGTTGGGAATCGTGCTCATTATTACAAATTTTGACAATCCTTACACCAATTTTTATTGTTAATAATACAATTTTTACAAGAAATGACACTTTTACAATTGACGCATTGTTGCTCATAATATCCGGTAAATTTTCTAATATCTTGTTCACCGCAGTGAGAACACGTTAAATGACAAGTATAACACAAATCCCAACTATTGCTAGCGTTACGACATGATCTACGTGCCACGACAGTTTTTCCGTATTTCATATCACATTTATTATTTCTAAAACATTCAATAGATAAAAATCTTTCATTTAATCATCTAATAATAAAAATTACTTTTTATATCAGAAGTTTACTATTGAAAAAAGAGAATCTAAAAGAGGGAATTCATGTATGTCATACTAATAAAGGCATTAACGTTATGTGTCGTTATGTTAAAATCTTTTATTATTGGCAAATATATTCTGTGTCCGTTGATTGCAATTTCATTAAATAAGTGGATCCTGTCGCCAAATTTGAGCATTGCGGAATTTTTCGTATATAATTGGAATTGGATTTTGAAAACTCGCTCGCTTGGAACATCTCCACTCATTCGTTCCGGTAGACCGATTCCATCTATTTTGACATAATCTACCCCATTATATAGGATAATAAGACATGGAAATCCGTAGACTTGCCCGAAATTCGCATATTCTTCGTCCATATTGAAGAATCTTGTCATGTTTAATCTATATTCGCCAAGAAACGACAATGCAAGTGAATAGCGTTTTTGCAAAAAGGTGCGATCAGAATCCATCTCAATTGCAGGTTCGCGGGCCATCTTCAGTTCTTCGTACGCATCTTGCAACTTGTCCATCTTATAAGCCAAGTCCAGTATCACTTTCGATTCGCGCACATCCTTGTTATAGCCATCTAGTGCCATGGCTAGCAATTGCGATTCTTTCGTCGTAACACTGAGCGACTGATAGTCTTCTTGTATGTGCGATTTCTTGTGCATTGTTAATCCACCTTTATTTTTCGCTACAAATTTACATCTATCACAAGGGAACATTTTATTATCACTAATTAATAAAAACATCCGGGGGAACAGGGAGCGGTACGCCCCAGTTAGAGATTTTCTCAATCTTTATTATCAACTAAACGGTTCTCACAAGAGATAATATTATAACATTTTAAATTTTCCAATATAAGTCTCTCCACAATAAGATCACGTCAATATATAATTTTTAAATATAACAGTCACTACATTTAAGTACAGAATTAGAATGACATAGAGCACATATGCCCAGATTTCTCATATAAAAATACTAAATAAAGAAAAAAATTATAAATTTTCACAATCTTTGCATAACTTTTTATTATCAGTTATGCAATTTTTACAAGAAATGGTATCAAAACACCATATACGTCTCATTTCGGAAATTTAAAAATACCAGTTTCCACACAATGATCGCAAGTTAATATACATTTTTTACATATTGCCCAAAAATTACGTTTTATGTAACAATCGTCGCAAATATAAACATTTACATTATTACATTTACGACATTCCTCAAATTCATATTCTTTTATATTAACGCCACAATATTCGCATCTTACTGGTATACGTTGCCACACATGATGGCTAGTTGATAGTGTACTACTTTTATTACCATTTGTTGATATAATTTCATTATTCATTTTATTATAGTAATATAAAAATACAGTTGAGATGAAGTGTTTTCCAACAAGTATGTATTTTCGCAATTATTATTTCTACAAGAAATAACATTATTACACATACGACATCTTTGATCATTATAATGTTCAAATTTTTCCCACAATGAGAACAAGTTAATGTACAATATCTTTTTTTTATGACAACATATACTGATCGTTCATTTTGTCATAAGAATATAAAAAACAATTGGGAGAGCGTTGACGCATAACCACTTGCAAATAAAATATACTGATAGAGTTTAATATTCTCCATTCTTCGTTTTGCTATAATTGGAGAAGTATAATAACAATAATTCATCCGGATCGACAATGTGCTTATAATTGTCGCAATTTGCGGCAACTGCTACACATTGCATTGTTTTAGTCGGGAAATCCGCATATTTTATCAGGTCGCTCTTGTCGAACAACGCAATTATCCAACAATCTTCCGTTTCGGTGCTCACATGGCAATATCTTATAGAATTTGGCCACAATGTCAAGACGTCTGCCAACTTTCCCGGAAAATGGTCGATTCCTATGCGAATTCGATCACCGACTATCGCCATATTACACCTTGTCTTGCCACGACGCGTTATAACAGTCGCATCACTCGGAATAACGACCTTACGTATCCAATAATGATCTAAGTTTTCCTCAATATATTCAGGTCTTATGCTCTCATATATGCGAAAGCCGTTTCGAACGAAACAGATGGATGTAAATGGGCCATCGTACACATTCAATCCCATAACTAATTTACGATCGTGTAATATTTCTTCTTTTTCTGTCAACATATACATATTCATTATTATATAAGATAAAATAAAAAACACACTGGGGGAAGGACAAAGAGAATTCTATTTATGATAACATCAATACAATATTTTATTTATCTTTGTTTCTGGTTGTTAAAAATGAAAGTATGATAAATATCAGAAACATTCTACTAGGATCATCGTCATTATCGCTTTCTTTATTATTAAAGGTAGAATTATTTCTTTTTGTAATTTTGTTAAAACGTCCGTATATTCTTTTCATTTTGTTATAAAATTAAAAACACTTGGGGGGGGGAGAGGGAGAGGGAGAATACTGTCATATTAGTAGGGTAGTATTCACGCTGACTCCATAGTCCTTGTTAATAAATATTACATCTTCTATTGGTTTATTAGTATCTGGTTCTTTTGCTTTTTTATAATTGTGAACGGACATATGAAATAATTCATCCCATTTATACGAATAACATCAATATAGCCAATCATTTCCGGGTAGTATTTGGCCGTGTGGGTTCTGCTGAAGTTTGCAACTTTTACAATGTTGTCATTGTCCGTGTAATAAGAGCGATTCATTTCAATATAAACGGCCACATCGTTAAATACTTCGCCAAATATTATATTTATTTTCTTTCCCAATTCGTCTTTTTCGCCAAACTTTTCAAAATCATCAATCTCGATCCTCCATTCATCCTCTTTTTCGCCTCGCGATTTTAAAACCTTTATCCCATCGCCAATCTTTTTTACCAGATCCTTCAATTTCAATTCCGCATCGGCGATTTGAGCACCAGATAGATCGTGATATTCGCAGTATTTGGAACGTTCCCATTTGTTTAATGGGAAATAATCGTGATGTAGTTGCACATATAACATGAAATACGCAAGTGGTTCACCGTAATCATTCCTGTATTTGTTCATCCCTGTATTGCCAACAACAAAATCCTTCAATGTTGCACTCATCATGAACGCACATATAGGTATTATCACGTTTTGCAACTTATAACGGAACGAATTCGCGATCAGCACCATATACATGTAATCAATGCCCAAATTTGCAACAAAAAACCCAGTACTTGTCATACCTGTGCCGAGAAGGAATTCGTTCATGTGTAGATCGTAGATTGCTGCCGCAACTTCCTCATACAATAGTTTGTCTATCAGCGTCTCGGTCAGGAAAGTCGTAACGTAATCCGTGTCACCAATCGTTAGCATCAATTTCAATATGAGATTTTTTAATGGTTCGCGATAAATTGCAGGTGTGCTGGTTATCTGTGTTGATTTTAGCACTTCGCGCCCATACATGTGGAAACATGTGCCGGGTGCCGTGCGACCAACACGACCACAACGCTGCTTTATTGCCGAAATTGGTATCGAACCCGCGCTGAGATCGAGAAAGGTATCATATGTTTCCACATTGTTTGCAATTCCCATGTCGACTACAAATTTAAGACCATCTATTGTCACGCCCGTTTCCGCTATATTTGTCGCAAATATGAGACGACGCGAATAGCCGGCATCGCGATATTTCTTAGAATCCGTCAACAATTCCTGCACTTTTTCGTCAACACCGCGATAAATTCCGCCAACTAACAGACCATCGAGATGCGAATATCTATCAATAAATGCGATAATTTCCGCTTTTCCGGAACAAAAGACAAGAATATCGCCTGGTCCATACGGATCATTGCTCAAGAGTTTTTCAATTACGGAATTTGTGTTGACAATGGCGTCAGTACCTGCCCTTATATCGCCGATTTCGTCGAGAAATATATCAGTTATCGGGTAACTACGTCCGGCAACAAACATGTAACTGATATTGAAATTGCGATAATAATCCATATATATCTTGTAATCAATAGTTGCCGATAATAATATGAATTTTGTCGGGTTCTTCCAATTTACAGTGCGCTCAACATTTAGCCTTTCCTTTTTGCGCAAATATTCCTCTGTTTCCTGTGAAACGCGTTCGCGCAATGACATTTTCCCAAGAGTTTCTAGCCATGTTCGGTATTTGCGCTCGATGGCAACTTCCTCGTAATAACGTTTTATCAAGCCCAAACACATGTCAATATTGGTATTACGTTCGTGAAATTCGTCAATTATTACTATATCATATTCTTCTATGTCCTTGAACAGTTGCTGAAAGAGGATTGCATCTGTCATGAGGAAGCACTTCGTCTTCGCGGACACCTTAGTACCCGATCCTGTCGTATAACCAACATAATTTCCCACCTTGTCGTCAAGCTGTTTTGCCAAAGTTGCCGCAATATTCGTGACATTTATTGTCCTTGGCTGCGAAATCGCAATCTTCTTTGTGTATCCATAATGTTTAATTGCATGTATTGGTGCGACAACTGATTTTCCGGCACCTGTCTGTGCCTCCAATATAAGTATGTCGGAATTATCTAACTTTTCGCAAAACTCGCGCTCAACTTCCGGATTAAACATTGGAATTGAGAAAAACTTCTCATTTTTCTGAAACTCACGATAGGCCTCGCTGTATATTGTTCCCGTTACGCGATTTATCATATATATAAGTATTATAAAAATATTATTCTCCCATTTAAGGGTATCATTTTTTCAAGAAGCTTTTCAAACATTTATGTAGTTCTTCTGCTTCTGCTCTTGTAATTGTATTTTCACTTTCGCTAGTCGGACCTCTAATTATTATATTGGCTCCGGTAAATTTACATTTTTTTCCTGTATTATAATTTGTTCCGGAATCTTTTATTTTTTATCTTTATTTTGATGTAATTACCAATTTCATTTGTAAAATTACTGATTATCATCTATATATGGAAAAAATTAATTCTTTTATTGGGGCACGTCACCCCATAATACCTACCAGTGGTGCTCCCTTTGTTAGAAATGTTTATTTTAAAGATTTTCGCAATCTTTACATAGGTCATGATTTATTGCTAAATCACATTTATTACACATATATTTTTTTCTGCCACATTTACAAGTGTATGACCAAACCCATTTTTCTTTATTACAAATTTGACATTTTACATTATAATGTTTTCTACAATACTTGCTTTCATAACATGTCTTATCAAGGGAACAATATTCATATTCTCACATATACCTATCATGTTCATAACATTTTGTAATTTCGCAACTTGTTACATTTTTATTACAACTATAAACGTCACACTTCATTTAAAAAAATGAAAAATAAATCATTTGGGGGAATCACACCTCCACATAATGGATGAATTGTATAGATATTCACTTTCTATAACCTGGAAATATTCCGATCTTGTAACTGATACGACAAATGAAGAGCGGATAGACCTGTGCGAAAGATTTCCGGAAGCCATAAAATATTCACCTATTTAGCGCGAAGAGCCATGTATAACTGCAATATCAAATGGATAAAAAATCCAACTCGCGAAATGATAATAAGTGCAGTATCTCTAAATCCGGTAACTATAAGATTTATAGTAAGATCAAAACTAGATGATGAAATTTACAATTTATTAGATTGCTACTTGACTGCAAGTTTTTCCGATATTCTAGCGTATTTTCCGACAAGATATTTGAGTGATGATATCGTTTATCATATTTGCTGTAGAGGAAGGAGTAGTTTACAATACATGATCAATCCGTCGATATCACTCATATGTAGACTATGTGAATATATTACCAACAATATGAGAGTTTATTATTGTGATAAATTACACACTATTCCTATTCCTTATGACATATATGAAGAAATATTTTGTGTAGTGCCAACACCGTTTCCTATATTTTCGCAAAATGTTTACAAATTCTGCGAAAAACACAAACATTACAAAATAAAAGATAGAATCATGAACAATTACAAACTTGATACACTTATGCAAAATTTTGATAACGTTTCGCGAATTTGATTGCAATTTTGTGTTTGGGTGTGTGACCCCTGCTCTTTTTATAATATAAAAAATTACATATTTTCACAATCTTTACATAAAACAAAACTTGATTTATTATAACAACTATTACATATGTTTTTTTGAATCCGTTCCGTTATATTACAATTCTGACATTTCATATTATAGTGATAAGAACAATATGGATACTGTACAATTTTATAATTGCATATAGATCCAGTGTGATTCTTACATTTTTCTCCTCTATTTTGTCTACAAGAAGTTAGACAACACCCGTATATACGACACACCATTCATATAAGAATGGCAAAAACGTCTGTAAGATTACTACCCGCAGGGGGTCACGAGGAGGCACTCCCTCTCTCAGAGATATTATTTTAAAAATAATATAAATAAATAATGTCACAACAAAAAGTGGAAAAACGCGGAAGAAAGAAGAAGGCACCAATTGAAGTGAGCAATAATGAGACAATCAACGTGAAAAATGTAATACCGCCATCTGCAATTGAGCATCCAGGTAAGAAACCGGTTTGTAACCTTGATGTGTTTTCCCTCTATCTTGAGTTAGCATCAATTGATACACTTATATCGTTTATTGAGGTAATAAACGGCATTTGCGACGACAGCTGCAACATCGGATTTGACGAATATGGTATTATATTTCAGAAAAAGAACGGCGAAGATTGCCAATTTGAGGCCAGGATATTTGCCGAAAAGATGTCATCCTTCTATTGTAAGATGAACGTGAGCCTCAAATTGGATCAGAATTACATGTTCAAGTGCCTCAAGAACCTCAAATCTGACGATCCGTTTATAATGTACATTTATAACGGCGAAAATACAATCAATCTCGAAACCTACAATGACAAGTCGAACTTGCGCAGAACTTATACCCTTTCCTATACTTCGATCGAAAATATAGAAATGGGATTTAGTCAAGTGCTGAATGCGAACACATATGAATCCATTGTCGTGCTCAATTCCTCTTTCTTCTCAAAAGAGTGTGGCGACATGAAGGGAATCAGTTCCGAATTCAACATCTATTGCGACGATTCCACATTTCGTGTTGAAATCGACAAAAAAGATCTGGTTTATCGCGGAATTCAGGGGCAATCCGAATATATTAAATTCGTTAAGAAACCAACTACTCCAAATTCTATAATGAACAAGACTCTCTCAACCAAACTGATCAACGACTATATTAAGTGCCAAAAGTTCTCCAAATTCGTCAAATTCTATTTTACGCAACAAAAAGATATACCGACCATTGTCGAATACGACATCGATCCGGATTTCGGCGTGTTCCAAGCCTTTCTTTATTGAAAATCTTTCTTTTCTTTTCTTTTCTTTTATTATAATGTATAAATATAATATATCTCCACTATTTAGGAATATATAAGGGTACTTCCCCATCCGCCCGCAGATGTTTTTTGTTGAGTTATATTATATTAATGAATACAAATGCAACAGAACAATTAGCAATTAAAATCGCACAAGATCACATTGATCTATTAGAAGCAGATAAACGCACCAGAATTGATGCAGCAAAAGCAATGGCCTGCTCAGTAGGCACAACCAATCCGACAGTTCCTTCCGTGGCTTATGACGCGTATAAGTGTTAAAGTTTTTTTTTATTTCATGTATAATGGAAAACTACTTAAACACATTCCTATCTGAGAGAAAAGACACATTATTATACAAAGAATACCTATTATTAAAGGAATTTGCAGATGGATTCGTTCCTATACTTGCTCCAGAAGATAAAAAATATAAAATCGTTAATGGAAAAATACTAGATAAACAGTCTTCTATCGACAATGAGATATTATCTATGATTAAAAATGAACATAAAAATGAAATAGGATGTTATAAAGGTCAAGATTATATTATAGACGCTTTTACAAAAACACAAGAAAGTAAAGAACTAAAACCTGCTCGCAAATATATTCATATCAGTGAAGCGAAGATCGATAACAAAGATTTCATATCTCTTGCAAGAGAAGAAAGAGCACATCAAACAAAGAACAAAGAAAAAACTACTATAATACCATCTAACGAAGCAAGTGAAGATACAGTAACTATTAAAGAGGGTAAAATGAAAGGTATCAAAATCCCATCTAACAAAGTTTCTGACTATTTTTCTAGACACGAAAGAGGAGAAGATGATGCTCATATTCTTGCTGAATATAAAAAATTAGCAGACGAGGAAGCACTGAAGGTGAGGGAAGTTAAATTAGATAGTGGTATTACTACTATAATAAAGCCAAATAAACTTATCAACCATAATGAATGTGTTGGTCCATGTGAACTAGATGAAAGACATAAATCTGTTAAAGAAATGGCAAAAGGTGTAAAAGATAGTATAATTGAAGGAAAGTGGGAATTTAAACTTGTCGATCCTTCCACAATTAAAATGGACAAAAGATACGAAACTATTGAAAACATGGTCGAGGATGCTAAAGATGAAATAATTAAAATAGAAAATGAAATAGAAACAGAAAACAAAATACTTTTCTCTCCTTATTTTGGAGTAAAAAAAGATAAGAAACTTCAATCATTTAGACTTTCTGATGATTTAAAAAGTGAAATAAGAGGTGAAGTTGAAAGAGATTTCGGAACGGATGAAGAAAGACAAGAAGAATTCATGAAACATTTTCATGAAGAAAAAAGAAAACAGTTCATAAATGAATGTGTTAGAAAAATTGATTACGGAATATTTCCAAAAGATTCCGTCACAAATCAGGAAATCACGGAATCAGACGAAGAATTTGCGGAAATCTTGCAACAAGTTGAGTCACAATACTAATCTATTACCATTATTTTTTTTATTATCAATCCATTCAACAACAGATGTTTTTCCCAAACAAAAAGAATAATAACATCAGAATGCTACTAATTACTTTACTATTCCTATTAATAGCAACAGCAGGAGCACAAGATGGCGAAGGATTTAGGCGCCATGGGCACTATTGTGGCATTTATCACTATGATTCGTATGGCAGACACGGAATTGACCAACTAGACGAGTACTGCAAAATACACGATATCTGCACATCAAGAGGTCTCATGACCTGTCACTGCAACTATCAACTGCTCAAAAATGTAGAATCACTCAACAAACCGGACGATTCTTATCAACGACGTGTGATCGCGTATATGAAAATCGCAACCCGAAACTGCAACGCGACCGATCTTTCCCTATTTTATATAGGGAAGAGAAGCAATTATGGATTCAATTATTTTGAAATAAAAGAGAGCGGTGCATATTACATATCTCATATTTCTCCGAATTTGCATCATATTAAATCGAAAAATTTAGAATTGTTTAAATACAATGCATATTATGACAGATATGAACAAAAACAAAGCACTATTCTCACCATTGGAAGAAACGAATTTAGAAAACATGATTTGATAATTAATCTAGATAATGAATATAAAGAAATGAAAATAGAAAAAGTACTAGACGCTTCAGAAATAATATATATAATATTATTGTTCGTAATAATTATTGTTTCGATGTGCGTCTTTATTATGATCGGAATTTCATTATTATCCAGGTTTATATGTGAAAAAAACGAATGCCTCTACCATTAATCAGATCCTTTTTTCAATATCCAATACCATGTAATCATTACAGCAATACAGCAACTGGCGACACCAAATACCTCAAAGACGTGATGCTTTCCGGAAAATTTGAAGGAATTTGTGTGTTGTTTGTAAAAATATACATGTCTATTTAGACCACGGACTGGAATATATGCGCATCTAGCTCTTCTTTTTGACATTATTTTTTATATGTATAAAATAAAAAACGTCTGGGGGAAGGTACTCCCTAGTAGGAATTTATTAAATATATTATTTTTTATATTTATTATATACATGTCTAATACTTATAATTTTTCAGGAACGATAGGCACATCCGGGGTTTCAGTTGGAACTCTTGACGTTGCGAACAATTCTCTTTCCACAAGAGGAAGTAATCCATTATCTATTTCGGCACCTGGCTCATCGGTGAATATAAATCCATTACTTAATGTTGACAACATATTGGGACTTACAGCACCAAACATCATTAATATTGGAAATCTTAAAACTGAAACAAACAAATTGTCATCACAAACAGGTAATAATCTCATATTAGACGCACCAAGTTCATTGGTAAAAATTACACCTCAACTTGCGGTCGACAGCGTAGTTGGAATAACTGCAATAAACAGCATAAATATTGGAAATCTCAATCTCACTACAGATACAATAACTGGTCAAACCGGAAACAACCTCAATCTCATATCTTCAGGCGGAGCAGTACAAGTCAATCCTCTATTAAAAGTAAATAATATATTGGGAATAACAACACCAAATATAGTCAATATTGGAAATCTTATAACAGGAACTGATACATTAAACGCACAAATAGGAAACAATCTTAATCTCACCTCCACTGGTGGGTTTGTGCAAGTCAATCCATTATTAAAAGTAGATAATATATTAGGAATAACAGCTCCGAATGTGGTAAATATTGGAAATCTCACAACAGGAACAAACACATTGACATCTCAGACAGGAAACAATCTTATATTAAACGCACCAGGTTCATCAGTAAAAGTCACCCCTCAACTTGCCGTCAACAACATAGTTGGAATAGCGACAACAAACACTGTAAATATTGGTAATCTTGCTATTACTACCGATACAATAACTGGTCAAACTGGAAACAATCTCAATCTTGTGTCATCAGGTGGATCAGTGCAAATTACCCCATTATTAAAAGTGGACAATATAGGTGAATTATCCAGTGCAGCAGGAACTACCTTCGCAAACGTCCTCAAGGTTGACACAATTAAAGGAAGCACAAGCGCAAATCAACTAACCCTTGGCTCACTTGCTATAACCGCAAACGCAATTGCGGCAACCGGAACAAATCAAACCTTAACTCTCAATTCGACCGGAACAGGTAGAATTCTTGCAACATCTTCTCTTGAAACAGCGGCAAATGTAATTGTTCCAGTAACCTCCTCTACTACCGGACAAATTGTTCAAAACAGCAATACAATATTTCACACATTTGGAACCGATAACCAGTTTTTCGGTAAAGGTGCAGGTAATTTTACCTTATCTGGAATCAAAAATACATCATCAGGTTCCAATAGTCTCAACGGCTTAACAACTGGTACACTAAACACCGCAATCGGTTATAATTCCGGCAACAAACTTACGACTGGTAACTCAAATGTCTCAATTGGTAATATTTCACTTTTAGGAAACACGACTGGAAATTTCAACACGGCAGTCGGTAATCAATGCATGTCAGCAGCAACAATGACTGGAGGAGAAAATTGCGCACTTGGCTCAGCTTCACTTACGAACATAAATAATGGTATACGTAATGTTGCAATGGGTAATGGTGCACTTCTCAATCTAGCGTCCGGCTCAACCAATACTTGTATAGGCTATACATCAGGTCTTAACTATACAGGAGGTGAAAATAACAATATTGTAATTGGAGCAAATTTTGGTGTAACTGGAGAAAATAACGCAATGAGACTCGGAACCGCAGCAATCACTACATCATATGTATATGGTGCATATGGTACAAACAATGGTACATCAGTCGATATAGTCGGAATATCAAGCTCAAATCAATTAGGAACAACACCGTCTCTCCTCACCACTTCTGCTCCTATTAATACTGCATCAAATTACAGGGTAAACGGTGTAGCGGTATTGGACGGAAACAAACTTACAATCACCAACAACACTGCCATTGCAGTATTAAATAATGGAAGTGCTACACAAAATTGCACTTATAATTTCCCAAACAAAGCATCAGCAACATATACGTTGGCAACAACTGCCGATTTGGTACAAAAAGCATATGCATCATATTATTATACAGGAACAGATGTGACAAATGTAAACAATAGCGGGTTTACTGGAGTCAATGTAACAACATTTAATACAACAATTACATCACAATTATTTACACGTGGTTCTAATACGGTATTGACTTATACAGGAGCTGCTCCTATAGCAGTTAGAATTTCTGCATCTATTGATGCTGTAACAGTAACAAGCATCCTTAAAATGGCTATATTTGTAAATGGTGGTCTTGTTGTTCAGAATAATGTAAATTGTTTAGGTCTTCCAGCATTCCCAAACTTTTCAACTAGCACAATAGTTTTATTAAATCAAAATGATACTGTAAATTTAGCATATCAATCATCAATAACAACACCCGTAACAACTAATACGATCAGCTTAACAGTCAATACAATCTAATGGGGGCGTGCCGCAGGGGGCGTGCCGCAGGGGGCGTGCCGCAGGGGGCGTGCCGCCCCCTAAGCCCCCTGCTGGTAAGATTGCTCCTTTTTCTTTTTTTTGTTTCATTACAACATCTGCGAAAAGAATGGAACAAATCATTACAACATCTGCGAAAAGAATGGAACAAATCATTACAACATCTGCGAAAAGAATGGAACAAATCGTTACAATGTCTGCGAACAAAATAAAAACTTATAAAACGAAAAGTTTAACAACGCCAAACAATATATTCCGTGTAGTCACGACAACCGTACGGAATATTACGCGAATTTCGGACCATTCTAATATCATATTCCACACAACACGCAAACAATCATCTTCCAATTCCTATAAGTTTCTAAACCGCCATAAAACTTCCTACAACATGTTCCATATTATTAAAAACCTACAAGAGGCAGAAAACAAACTAGGGGCACCTCAAAGTATAATAGGACCGAAATAGACAATAGTAGAATATTATTCAGGACAAACTAGACAGATTCCTGTCAGTTTCTATTTGGTTCTACTTTCAAAAACTCAATGAGGTTTGAACCGAACAAGGTTTTCGTTTTAAACATAATCCAATTTTAAAATTATTCCCTAAGATTTTCCTACTCTGAACCATTTAAAGAGACTAAAAACTACTAACAACTACTACAATTTCTAAAACTCCCTCTACTCTGAGCCTCCCAATTCCTAAAACTTCTAACAGGAATTAACAGGATTGCTAAAAATATATAGATAAATTAACACATTCTTCAGAAAATATTAAGATTTCTAAAAAAAATATACTCACCAACTTCAATCTCTCATACACATCACATAAAAACATTATAACAATTACCTATAAATTTCTAACCGCGTCTCAAAACTTCTAAAACTTTTTATCACATTTTTAAAAGACCTAAAACTCACAGAAAAGAAAGTAGGCGCCCCTCAAAATATAATAGGACCCAAATAGACGAAAGTAGGATATCACAGGAATTGAAATAGACAAAAAGTAGAAAAAATCCTACATTTTTCTACTTTAATATTTCCTTGAGTAAAAACACGTTTTTTAATTTTTATTTTGGGGAATCCTTTTTTGATTTTTGAAAAGAGGTTATTTTTTTCATTTTAATAAACGGTATAATTAACACTCTGAACCATTTAAAGCGTCTAAAAACTACTAACAGCTCCTATAATTCCTAAAACTCCCTCTACTCTGCGCCTCCCAATTCCTAAAACTTCTAACAGGGACTTAACAGGAATTAACAGGATTGCTAAAAATATATAGATAAATTAACACATTCTTCAGAAAAATATTAAGATTTCTAAAAAAAATATACTCACCAACTTCAATCTCTCGCTAGCACGCAAACAAATTAATGTTATATTCCATATCTCCCGCAAAAATAATAAAACAAATTATGCATCACAAAGAATATTATCCCAATTCATAACTTATAAAACGAAAAGTTTAACAACACCAAACAACATATTCCATATTATTAAGAACGACAATAACAACATATTCCATATTATTAAGAACGACAATAACAACATATTCCATATTATTAAGAACGACAATAACAA